ATGACCGCTATGACTCCTGGCTCGAACCTCCCGCTCACCGCCTCGCGGGTGGCGGTGGACGTCACCGCGCCCGTGCGGCTCGATGTGTCGGGCCTGCTGCTCACCGCCGACGGCAAGGTGCGCTCCGACGACGACTTCGTCTTCTACAACCAGCCGGCCGGCCCGGGCGTGACCCACACGTCCGGCGCGGGCGGTGCCGGTGACACGATCACGGTGGACACCGCCGCGGTGCCGGCCGGTATCGAGAAGATCGTCGTGACCGCCAGCCTGGACGCCCCAGGCGCCACCTTCGCCGGCACCGAACCGACCGGCACGGTCCGCAACGCCGACGACGGCAGCGTCATCGCCTCCTTCACCCCGCCGCGGCTCGGCTCGGAGACCGCCCTGGTGGTCATGGAGGTCTACCGCCGCAATGGCGCCTGGAAGGTCCGCGCGGTGGGCCAGGGCTACGCGAACGGCCTGGCCGGCATCGCCACCGACTTCGGCGTGAACGTCGAGGAGCCGACGGCACCCGCGGCCCCGGCCGCCACTCCGCAGGCACCCCCGGCCCCGCCGACCGCCGCGCCCCAGCCCGCCCCTGCCGCTCCGCCCGCCGCCCAGTGGGGTCCGCCCACCGGCGCCCCGGCGCCCATGGCGCCGCCGCCCGCGGCGGCCGCTCCGGCAGCCGCCCCTGCTCCCGCGCCCGGCGCCGGCAAAATCAACCTCGACAAGGGCCGCGTCAGCCTCCAGAAGAACCAGACCGTCTCCCTGGTCAAGGGCGGCCGCCCGCTCCTGTCCTCCGTCCGCATGGGCCTCGGCTGGGAGCCCGCCTACCGCGGCAAGGACATCGACCTCGACGCCTCCGTGATCGCCTACGGCCCGGACCGCAAAAAGGTCGACAACTGCTTCTTCGGCAAGCTCCAGATCCTGAACGGCGCGATCCAGCACTCCGGCGACAACCTCACCGGCGAGGGCGCGGGCGACGACGAGTCCATCACCGTCCACCTCGGCGGCATTCCCCCGCAGGTCACCGGCCTGGTCTTCACCGTCAACTCCTTCTCCGGCCAGAAATTTTCCGACGTCGCCAAGGCCTACTGCCGCCTGCTCGACGCCCAGACCGGCGAAGAACTCGTCCGCTTCGGCGAAATTGATCCGCCAGTTCTCCGGCGAATGGGAAATGACGGCGATGGGCGAATTCGTCGACTCCCGCACCGTCCGCGGCATGGTCAAGCCCGGGGGTGCGGCGCTGTAGGAACTGCCAGGTCAGCGCGGTGCCGCAGCGCTGAGCGTCAGACGACGGCGAGGCTGGACCCGCACTCTGCGGGTCCAGCCTCTTCCGCGTCCATCACCCTGTGGGTAGCCGTTCCTGCCAGTTACTTGCATTTCAGGGTAGGCGATTGCAGGAAACTGCCGCCCAGATTTCCCATTCATCTCCCAGTTGATCAACCGAGACCGGCCCCAGACCGCCCACTTGGGAGGTGGGCTTGGCGGTCCGGGGCCGGCGTACTGGATCGCTTCGCGGCCCAGCTCAAGACAGGCCTACCCGCGAGGCGAGATGTACCCAACTGGGTACAGACTTTCGACCAAGATCGATTCACCGTAAATGGGTGCCGATCGACCCTCCCCGCCCCGAGCTACTCGCGAGGCGCAGGGCGATCGGCGAGCAGATCAGGCTCGCGCGCCGTCACCGCGGCCTCTCGCAGGAGAGGCTCGCCGAGCGGTCAGGTTTGGACCGTAAAACGGTCAGTCGCATAGAGAACGGTCGCATCTCTCCCCCGCTGGACTATCTCCTGCTGATCGCTGACGCACTGAGCACTCCGCTCTACCGTCTCGTGCGAGACGCAGAGCCGTCCGTTGACCAGTGAACAACTTACCTGTCATATGCACCAGGTGTGCGCCGGGTTCCCCTTGGTGTTTTCTTTACACCCCGTGTGAACCTGTCACTTACCGCGCGGGTCGTGGCCAGCGCCGGGGAACGCGATCTCGCTGTCACTGCCCGCCCGTAAGATCCCCAGCATGACCACCGCCGAGGCAAACGACGCGATCCGCTGCTTCATGGCGTCCCGCGCCGGCCGTCCGCTGTGGCCGGAGGAGCAGGCGGAGTACGAGCGGCTGCTGGAGGCGTGGGTGGCGGCGGTGCGTCGGGATTTGGCCATGGCCGCGTAGTATCAGCCAGTGGCTATCGAACTCACAGACGATTTGATCAAGCTGGAAGAAGCCGCCTGGGCCGAGATTCAGGCCGGGGCGCTCACCACCGACACCGCCGAGGCCGTCCAGGCCGCCGTCACCGCGCACGCCGCGGCGACTGGCCAGAGCCGGTACGACGTCGAGCGGGAGCTGAAGCGGCGCGTGCGGCATCCCGAGCCCGAGGGCGAGTAGCTACGGCCGCCACTCCTCGCGATAGTCGGGGTGGTTGGCGTAGGGCAGGGCAAGTCGCTTGAGGACTGGCAGCCCCCATGCCTCCCCTTCGCCAGGGATGTAGTCGCGACTCTCAACCGGGCCGTAACCGGTCACGTCGACCAATGGCGGCTCGCACAGTTCGATGATCTGCCGTTTGGCTTCGACCTCGGCGAGGACGCGGGCCGGGTCGTGGCGGGCCATGTGCTCGCGCACTTCCGGCGCGAGATCGGGGCCATAGATGGCGATGTTGCTTGCGTCCCAGCCGCCATCGCCCGCACAGGCGCGCGCCACCGCTTCGTCTTCGTCGAGCCGGTCGCGCAAGAACTGCACCAGATCGTCCACGGGTCCTCCAGGTAGCCGTCCGCCCCGCGCGGGCGCTGTTCCGGCGGGGCGGTTCGAGCAGCACTCCCAGCTTGAGTGCACACAGTTGATGTGTTGAGTTGAGGGTACGGGCGGGCACTGACAACGCCGGTCAGCCGCCGATGCCCAGCTCCCGCTCCAGGCGGGCGATACGCGTGTAGTCGGGGCGGGGCGGGCGCAGGGCGGCGGATCGGCTGTGTACGGCGTCCCAGAAGCGGGCGGGCCAGCAGAGCCAGAGCGGGCCCGTGCTGCCGAGGTGCAGGGATGCGGTCATCGAGGCGATGAGCCACAACATCTCAACGGCCAGGACGACGGTGAAGGCGATGGCGACGGGTAGCGGCATGGCGCTCTCCTCGGGAGCGGAGGCGGCCCCGCCGCACGGGGGATCGGGGCGGGGCCTGGTCTGAGTGTGGCAGGTCGCGAGGCTTCTTCGGTTTGTTCAGTCCCGGAAACAGGCGAACTCGAAGGTGACGTCGCTGCCGTCGGCGTTCAGTACCTGGATGTCCCATGCCTGCCCGCGGTCGGCGAGGCTCATGACGACTTTGCCGACTACTTGGACTCCGCTCGAACTGATGGTCCTGGTCTGGGGCCCGGAGGGGGTTCGGTAGTTGAGCGTGTACTGCGGTTCGGTGCCGAGGTAGGTGCCGCGGCCGGTGAATCCGTCGAGCTGCTCGTGGCAGTCCTTCCAGGAGGGGCGGGTGCGGGGGCTGAGGACGCGGCCGATGCGCGTCTCGGGGCCGGTGGCGGTCTGCGCGGTGTAGGTGACGAGGTGCACGGCCATGATGTCTCCCCAGTTCCGAGGTGGTTAACCACCTTGATATCTCCAAGGTGACACACTCTGGACAGGTGGTCAACCACCCTGGGAAGATTTCTCCATGGCCAACCAGCACAGCGAAAAACTCCGCGGAATCCGCCGAATCCCCGACCAGCTATGGGAGGACTTCGGCACCGCGGCCGATCAAGTCGGCAGCGACCGCTCCGCCGAACTCCGGCACTTCATGGAGTGGTACGTGCACCGCCCCGGCGTCGAGCTGCCGGAGCGCCCCGCCCCGCAGTAGCCCCGGATGCGCCCGGCTCCGGCCTCCCGCACGCTGGTGTCATGGCGCGCATCGTGATCCAGGAGCCGAGCCCGACCGGGGGCAGGCGGGTGCGCGTGGACGGCACGATCCTCGGCCTCGCGCACTCCGATGCCGACGTCGTGGAGTTCCTGCGGCGGGCCGGGCTGCCCGACGCCGAGCCCCTGCTCGACGATCCCTCCTGGGTGGAATGGCGCGGCGGACGGCCGCACGACTACGGCGGGCCGAGCCTCAGCAGCGCGTGACGCAACGGCCGTCACCTTCGGCGCGGCACGCCACCGGACATCATTTCGCGCGACCATGCGACAAGTTGCCGTGATAGGCGAGGAATAATCATGGTACCCATTCTTGAAAGAGCTTCAAGAATGGGTACCATGAAGCATGTCAAGCAGCGAACTCCCCCGCCTCATCCCCACCGGCACCTGCTGGTGCGGCTGCGGCACCACGGTCGGCCTCGGCAGCTTCTTCGCCCGCGGCCACGACAAGACCGCCGAAGCCGCCCTCCTCGCCGTCGAATACGGCTCCTCCGTAGCCCAGCTACTCCACAAACACGGCTACGGACCCGGCCACTCCCTCAGTGCCAAGGCCGTCGAGGTCGGGGCGTGGGGCGAATGCCCGCACTGCGAGTACGTCGGCGCACCCGCCAGCATCCGCAACCACACCAATCGCCACCACCGAGAGAAGTAGGAGACCGGCATGATCAGCAAAAGGAGCGGCGGGTACTGGTCCGTCGGCATCACGGTGACATGGTCGCCGCAGGCCCGGACCACCAACGGCCAGGCGTTCCCCGGCTGGAAGGCGTCCCTGGAGTTTTTCGACGACGGGCACGCCGACGACGACGTCGCGGAAGGGCAGGTCTCCACGCAAGGCCACCTGGAGACCCGCTACTTCGTGACCGACGTCAACATCCCCAGCACCCCTTACCGCCCCGGTACGACCGTCAACGGGCTCACTGCCGCCATCGACGTGCTGCTCACCGACGCGGAGCGGCTCGGTATCGACCTCATGACCTGGTCCGATGACCGCCCGTTCCTCTACTACAGGGGCGACGGCGAGGACCCGAACCACGCGCCACCGCAGGGATGGCGCGAGACACTGAACGCCGAGGCAGCGCGCATGGGCTGGCGCAGCTACGCCACCACAGTCGATGCCTGACGCAGACACGGACACGACGAAGCGCCCCGCCCTTGCCGAAGCAGGAGCGGGGCGCAGGTCATGAGGGCGCGTCGAGCGTCTCGGTGGGCGGTGGCGGCGGCTCGGGTGACGGTACGGGCGGCGGGTCGACGACGCCGAGGCGCACCAGCGAGCCGATGTCCCCGGCGGTTTCGTCGACGCGCGGCTCCGCGGGCTGCGGTACAGGCTGGTCGGGCATGTCACACTCCGGTGCGGTTGTACTCGTCGACGAGGGGCGGCGGGGCGGACGGGTCGATGCCGCCGGCCCGCATCTGCAGAGTCAGCTCCCCCACGTAGCTGGCGAACGACCTTACGATCGCGCGCAGGCGAGTCGTCTCCGTGCGCAACTCCCGGACCTCCTCCTGCATGTCGTCCCGGATCGCCTGGAACGCGGCGAGGTCCCGCTCACGCTGTGCCGGCTCCGCCGCGGCTTGCGCCGCGGCCCGGGTAGCCTCGGCGGTGGCCGATGCTGCGGCCCGTGTGGCTCGCGCGGCGAACCAACCGGCCAGGACCATGCCCAGCGTGCCGAACGCGGCTACCAGCCCTGCCCAGATACTCATGCGCCCTTGCCTCTCCGGGCGCGCGGCGCTGGGGGGACCGAGTGCTCGGGCACCGTCGCCGCCCACAGGATGACCCCGACGTGCGAGGTCAGGTACCAGATGGCGGCGTACCCGCCGCGCGGATATTCGCCGCTGACGACGGCGACGGTGTAGGCGGTGGCCCACGTGGTGGGGGGTACGAGGGCGACCGCGAAGCCGAGCCCGTCCCGGCCGACTCTCAGGAACGCACAGACGAGCATGGTGAGTCCGGCGACGATCCACAGCCAGGCCCAGCAGTGCAGCGGCGCGACGCGGGTAAGCAGGTCAAGGCCGACAGGATTCGGCTGGGGTTCGATGATGAAGCTCAAGCCCCAGCAGGCCTTCCCAGTGCCGAGGATCAGCAGGAACGCGCCGCGGCGACCCAGGTGCTCACGCAGTCGCCGGGCCGCCGTGCACATCAGAGTCCCTGTACGGGCGGCTCGACAGGGGCCGGGCGCGGGGTGTGCCGGGCCTGCCATGCGGCCAGGTAGGTGACCGCGGTGGGCACGAGCGCCACGATGACGGCCTGCAGCCAGCCCGGCAGCGGGTCCAGCAGGGTGCTGTCGGCGCTGACGGCGTTGAGGACGGCGAGGATCAGGGAGGCGACGAAGGTACTGGTGGTGGCCGCCTTGACCTTCGCTTCGACGGGTGCGGTGGCCATATCAGGCTCCGTTCTGTGCGCGTTCGGCGAGCCAGCGCCGGACGGTCTGGTTGTGGCGGGCGTCGGCGAGCGCGTTGTGCTCTCCGGATTCCTGCTGAGGTAGGTCGTCCCAGGCGAGTCCGAGCCGGGCGCGCTCCTGCTGGATGTCGCAGGTGAACATCGGAACGCCCTTGGGGAGATCGATCATCCGGCCCCAGAGCTGAGCCAGGCATACGTGGTCGTAGGCGCCGTAGTTCGCCCACAGTTCGACGTCGCGCCCGGTGGCGTGGATGAAGTCCACGACCTCGTCGGCGATCCGCTCGCGGCGCTTCACGACCGGGTCGACGTAGTCGAACAGCCAGGACTTCGGCACGTGATTGCGTCGATCGCCCTGTCCCTTCGGCAAGCCCGGAACGACGTTCTCCATCAGCCACTTGTGCTTGCGGATCTTCCGAACTGGCATGTCACGGTTGACGGCGTAGTACTCGCGTCCGTCGTCGCACACCATGCCGATTGAGATCAGCTCGATGGTGCGGCCGTCCTCCAAAAACTCCAGGTCATAGTCGATGGCGGCCATCAGGGGCTCCCTCAGCTCTCGTCGGTGAGCTTCTTGAGGGCGGCCTCGATGCGCTCCAGGCGGGCGACGAGGTCGGCTTGGCGCTGGTCGGCGTAGCGCAGGAAAGTCCCGGCTTCCCTCGTGTTGTCGGCGTCGGTGTCGGTGGGGCTGACCAGGCGGTAAGCCCAAATGCGCTTGATCTCAGCGTCAGTGAGTGCCACGTTCGTCTCCTCGGGAGTAGTAGGTGTGCCGGGCTCGCCTGCGAGCCGCCGGGCGATGCGGGCGCGCATGTCGGGCATGGTGAAGCCGCGCGGGTCGACCTTGTCGGCGGACCACTCCAGGTGCCCGATCACCGACTTCGCGGACCAGCCGTGCGCCCGGCAGATCGCCGCCGAGACGCGCTCGATCGCGTCGAGCTGCGCGGCGGGCCACGGGTCCTTGCCGTCGCCGAGGTTGATGCACTCGAAGCCGTAGAAGCGCGCGTTGCCGTCAACGCCGTTGGCGTTGCCCTTCGTCGGGCGGGACGGCGCGGTGCCGTAGAACTCGTCGATGACCTGCTGGAGGACGGCCGGGTCGCCACCGCCGGCGTGGTTCGCGCGGCCGTAGCCGACGAGGTGCACGACGCCCTGCTTGTCGATGACGCCGTGGCACAGCGGGCCGGGCAGGCTGCTGTAGCCGTCGCGGCAGAGCTGTACGGACGATGCGGTCCCGGAAGACACGGTGTGGTGGATGACAACGCCGTTCACCGGGCCCCATGGCCGCGACGACGCCGTGCGCGTGTGGGTACGCCAGGAGCCGACCTCGACAACCTTGACGCCCTCGGCTCGGAGCGCGGCGAGGAACGCGGCGGCGGACAGGGGTGCGGCCATCACGCCTCCTCGTAGGTCGCGGCGAAGACGCTCGGCTTGCAGGGGTAGTACTCGCCCCGCACACCACGGATGATCCAGTCGCCTACGGATGCGGTCATGTCGCCTTCGAGGGTGTGGATGACAATGCCGTCGTGCAGCCCACGGCCGGGGCCGGGCACCTTGGTCTCTTCGACCTTGCCGGTCTGCCCCATGAAGTCGGCGACCTCGTCACGGTTGGTGCCGTCGAAGTGCACGGCGTCGACCTCGACGGGCTTCTTTCGGTATCGGGCCATGGGGCCTCCAGACATGCGAAAGGCCCCGGCTCGGCGGGGCGTGAAGTGCGGGGAGATTTTCGCGGCGCCGCGAAATTGGCAGGTCAGAGGCTGTAGTAGCAGCCGTTCAGGGAGATCCACGGCGGGGTGATGCGCTCGGACGCGTTGCTGGCCGTGGTGCCTACGATCTTCAGGTGGCCGTCCGGCTGAGCGTCGAGCTTGAGCGACAGCGAGTCGCTGGTGACGGCGGAGCAGGCGGCGGGCACGGTCCGCAGCGATCCGGGCCGGGCCGCGGACGGCAGCGGCGTAGACGTGATGATGCCGCCGTTGCGGATCACGGATGGGCTGCCGGAGTAGCCGATGTCGATGCCGCCCTGCAGCATGACCGTCAGCTCGCCGAAGAGGTTGACGATCCTGTACTGCGCAGTGCCGTTGTCGTTCCCGTTGTGCGAGAAACCGGAGGCCAGCGGGATGGTCGTCCATGCCGAGGTGCCTGCGGCGACCACCGTCCACGCGGTGCCGTCGTAGACCGTCAGCAGCTTCTCGGCGATCAGGAAGGCGGTCATGCCCGCCGTCGGGCTCGTCAGAGTGGCGTTGCGGGCGGAGGCGGACGCGAACCGCATCACGGACCTCGGTACCAGGCCGGTCGCGAGGTTGCTGGCCAGCGTCTCCATGTTCGGCGCGTCGGTGAGCGACGCGATCTGTACGCCCTGCCCGTAGGTGTCGGTGGTGGGCATCAGGCCCCCGGCGCGGGCAGCAGGGTCACGTCGAGGCCGCCGGTGTAAGAGAGGGTGGCACGGGTCTCCTGGTTGCCGCCCGCGCCGGCCAGCTGCTCGGCGGCGAAAGTGGCGATGGTCTGCGTGACGCGGTCCAGCAGTTCGGGGGTAACGCCCTGGCCGCGGCCGTCGAGCTGCAGATCAGCGGTGTAGGAGAACATCTGACTGTCTGCGTTGATGTCGACGACGCGGACCTGGTGAACGACGCTGCGCGGGTAGTACCCGTCGGCGGGGTGCGGCACGGGGCCTCCTAGGTGAGTCGGTAGCGGACGACGTCCAGCGCGGCCCATGAGGCGCTGCCGGAGTAGTCCTGGATCTGCAAGGTGGCGGTGCCGACGGCGTTGACGTCGATCACGCCGTGGATGCCGGAGGCGACCTCGGTGGGGAAGCGCGACTTCGAGGCGGGCACGATAGCGGCGGGCAGGGTGCAGAGGGTCTGCGGCTGGGTGGCACTGGCCGGCGCCTTCGCGAGGCCGCTCATGGATACGGTGCCGTCCCCGTTGATGCGGTAGGACGGTGCCCAGTACGGGGTTCCGTAGGTGGTCCAGCCGCCGGAGAGGGTGAGCGGCTGCCACGTGCCGGCGGTTGTCGCCGCGGCTGTGCGGCCGTGGGCGAGCCAGTTGCCGCTGCTGGAGATGCTGACGACGATCGTGTCGCCGGCGGCCGGGGTGAGGTAGGTGGCCATGCGGCGGGCGATGACGCCGTCCGAGGTGGTGACGGTGCCGTCCGTGCCGACGGTGGTGACGATGGCGAGGCGCCAGTCCGCGCCTCGCACGGCCGGGCTGGTGGCGCCTGCTTGGATGGCTTGCTGTTGGAGGGCGTCGGCGAGGTCGGCGTGGACCGCGATGTCGCTGCTCACGCGTCCTCCTTCGCGGCGATCGTGGTGATCGGGAAGTCCCCGCCCACGTCCAGCGGTACGGACAAGCTCTGGATCTGGTGCAGCTCGCGGGTGCCGTCCGGGTAGACGACGCGGATCACGTCGCCCGGCTCCAAGGCGGGGTTCGGCAGGCTGCTCAGGTCGCCGCTGGAGTTCGGAGACTTGGTCGCCCGCAGCTTGAGTCGCGCGGCGCCCTCGGCTGCGACGCTGCTGGTGAGCGTCGAGCTGGTGTAGAAGGTCGGCCGATGACCGAAAGGGCCGTCCCAGAAGGTCGGGCTGGTCGCATCGTCGTCCACGACGAGCGCCGCCACCGGGGCCGTGTTGCTCTCGGTGTTCTCGCCCCTGGCCAAGACGCCGTTGTAGACCTTGTCCGAGGTCATGCCGCGGTCGGCCTTGATGTAGGCGCCGCCCTCCCCCGCCGCCACCGTCCAGGCCGGGCTGGTGGTGAGTAGGTCGGGCAGCTCGGCGATGACGAACACGCCGTCAGCGTCGCAGTACACCTCGGCACCGATCGCTGCCGCGCACTCCTGCACGGCCGCCCACGGGTCGCCCTCGACGTCCCAGGTCCGCGGGCCGATGGTGGCGTCCGTCGCCCTGTTCACCACCGCGGCGTCCGGGATGCTGCGCTGGATGAGCGCGGTGACGGCGCCCACCGCGGTGCCCGACGCGCGGTACGGCGCGGTGAAGCGGTCGTCCTGCACCACCGCTTCGAGGGCCTTGCCGGTCAGCGTGACCGGGCCCTCGTCGACGTCGCCCTCGACGGAGTCCAGCCGGAAGACACCGAGCGGCACCAGCTCCTTGACCCCGTCGCCGTACTGGACGCCGCGTGAGATCCGCAGCCGAGCGCCGTACACGGACAGCTTGTCGGCGGGCGTGCGCGGGATCAGCGCCGTGTCGGCGATGGCGACCGTGCAGGTACGGCGGATCGCCTGCCCGCGGTCCACCGTCACCGACCCGCCGGTGACCTCCAGCGTCTCGACACGGCCGTCCGCCCGGAAGAGAACGACCTCGACGGCAGGCGTGTGGGACTCGGTGAGGGCGGCGAGGAACCGCGAGCTGACCGGGTACACGTCACCCCCTGCGGCGGTCGAAGAGGAGATCCTCGCCTGTCGCGTAGACGGCCAGGACGTCAGCCCAGGTCGTGAACCCGGACAGGAGATCCTGCCAGGTGCGCCCGGACGTGCCGCCGACACCGACCGAGACAGGCATGTCGGCCTCGACGAGTGGCAGTTTCCACGTGCGCCACGGCTCCTGTGCCGGGCCGCCGATCCGGCCTTCGGTGACCTCGCCGACGGTGACGTACATGTCCGCCACGCCCATGCCCGGCACGGCCTGCCACAGCAGGACGTTGCCGGAGTCGAGCAGCCAGTGCAGCCGGGCCCGCTCGTCGTCGGTGCGCGTCCAGATGGAGAGGTCCCCCTCCAGCCCGCCGCGCAGGCCCGACAGCACCACGGCGTTGCGGCGGCCCTTGACCCGGTAGGTGGCCTGCTCGATTGGCCGGGACCAGTCCGGCGCCTTCTCTACCAGCACCTTCGTGTTCCGCTGCGGCTGTCCTGGATCTTTCAGCCAGGCTTCCTGCGGGTCGCCGGGGTCGATGGTGACGGTCTCGGTGGTGCGGATCTGGATGCCGCCCCCGGCCGCCGGGACGATCTCGACGCGGTAGGCGACGGGCACGCCGAGCGGCGCCTCGTAGTCCTCGATCACCATCAGGTCTGAGGTGATCGTCGTCTTGTTGAGGAGCCCTGACGGGCCGCGCACGAGCGTCTGGCTGCCGTCCTGTCCGGTCCGATACACCGTGATCAGATAGCCGACGGGCAGCTCGCGCAGGGTCAGCGTGATGGCCGCGGCGGCGTTGTCGACGTCCACGTGCTGGAGCGGCAGCGCCGGCCACAGCGACACCACGTCGAAGCGGAGCGTGCTGTTGGTGCTGGTGGCGGTGAGCGTCCACTCGATCGCCGCTTGCGTCGCGTTCGCCGGGGCGATCCAGTCGTTGGACAGGATCCACCAGCCCGAGGCCGGTACCGCGGCGGCGGGCACCGAGGACAAGCTGATGCTGTTGTTCGCGGCGTCGTACCAGCGGATGCCGCGCACCGCGGTCCAGCCGCCCGCCGCCACCAGGCTGTAGATCTCCGAGCGCCAGTTGAGGCCGACGCCCGGCGTCAGTGGAAAGCGTGGGGAGCGCAGCACGCTCGCCGTCGCGGTGGCGCTGGTGACGGTCAGGGAGTACGAGCCGTCGATCGCGGCCGTACCCCACGGCACCGTGCGGGCCACGGTGGCCGCCCCCGAGGTGATGGTCCAGCCACCCGCGTCCTGCTCGAACGACGTCGAGACGTAGGGGATGACCGTGCCCGCATGGGCGGCGCCCGACAAGCCCACCCCCGTGGACTCCAGACGCAGCACCTGCCCGGCGCTCGCCCCGTCGATACCCACCGCCACGCCGCACGTCGCCGCGGTCGCCGGAGCGGCGGCGGAGGCGCGCTGCCGGAACCAGCCGATGCTTGGCGCCGCGAGCGTGCCGCGAGATGCGCCGACCTGGTTGCCGTTGACGTCGTAGAACCTCAACTCGATCCACGTGGTGGCAGCCATGGTCGGCGGCGACAAGTACGTGAAGGCGGTGTACTCGCTGCCCGGGGTGACGATCGGCCGCTCAATGGACACCGCCGAGGCGTTACCCGCCGCTGTCGCGGTGACCGCAAGGACGTGGCCGCCCGCTGTGTAGGCGGTCGCCGCCCACGTCACCGGGGGCGCCTGCCGGGTGACGGTCGCGTTGACCTCGGCGGCCCACCCGGAGGCGTCAACCTCCGACGTCTCGGTGTTGAAGCCGAGCAGGTTACCGACCGTGCGCTGAGGAAGACCGAGGTAGACGTTCTCCCAGTAGTGCTGGACGGCGGCCCCGGCCGGGGTGCTGGACAGCAGCACCTGTGCCCGGACCGCCCACGTCGGCGCCGTCCCGGCGACGCTCACGCGGTGCCAGCTGGCGGAGGCCGCCGACGTGGTCAGCGACCACGTCACCGAAATCTCCGCCCCGGCCCACGTCAGCCACCGGATGCCGATCCGCTCCGGTACCGCGCCCGACGCGTCCGCGAAGACGTGGTACGTCGTTCCCTCGGTGACCGGGTACGAGGACACCGTGCGGGCCTGCATCTCGCCCGCAGCCGTGCTCTTCACGGTCAGGACGCCGTCGCCGTTCCGGCCGCCGGAGCCCAGCGACAGCGTGCAGTTCAGCTTGCTGGTCCAGCCGCTGGTGTTCGGGTCGATCGACTCCGTCGTCGACGACAGGAGATTCCCGGGGATCCCCATGATCACCTCCTCCCGGCGCGGAGCACGCTGGTGAGCTGTTGCTGTCCGCGGTGCACGCGCACGTCGATGAAGTCGGCGAGCGCGTCATCCCGGGCGTGCACCTCCACGATGACGGGCTCCTCGCTGCGTGCCGCGGCGGCCGACATGGCGGACCACTGCTGGCTGGTCAGGACCGCCTCGGGCTGCCCGGTGCCGTTGTAGGCGGCGGTGTAGCCGGGCATGAGCCAGCCGCCGGAGTCGTAGCCAGCTGGCGGCCTGTTCGCGTTCGCCTGCTGAACGCGGGTGATGTTGCCGTACCGGGCGACGATGTAGCGAATGGCGGCCGCGACGTTGGAAACTGGATCAAGGATTCCCCTGCTCCGGAGGGAGTTGGGGACGTAGGCGCTCCAGGTCGGCGGGATCGTCTGCGCCAGGCCCTGCGAAGGGATGCCGTTCTTCGCATTGATGTCCCAGTTGTTGCGCGCCCGCGGATTCCAACCGCTCTCCCTGGAGATCAGGGTGTTCATCCCGGCGAGCCACTGGCTCATGGTGCCGGGCGGCGGAACGTGGGCAGCAGCCAGCGCCTGGCTGATGATGGCCCGACGGCTACCTGAGGGGATGACGCCGCCGATGGTGCCCACACCGCCAGCTCCCTTCTCGTCGGCCTTCTTGCTGTACCCGAAGATCGCATCGAGTGCTTTTGTCGGGAGGCGGCGGATCATCTTTCCGAAGCCCGTGTCCGCCCCCGGCATTCTGGCCAGCAGCGGGTCCACCACATGCTTGACGCCTGCGCGTGCGGACGCCTCCAGTGTGTCGGCCAGCCAGGAGGCGGCCTTCTTGATCCCGCTCCAGACCGAGGAGCCCACGCCCTTCAGGGCGGAGGCGGCCGAGCCGATCCAGCCGAACAGGCCGCCACCATCCTTGAAGGCCGGGGTGCCTTTACGCCCGCCACCAGACGCAGCCCAGCTGCGCAGAGCGGCGACCGCACCGTGTCCGCCAGCGCCGCGTACCTCCTTGGCCGTCCATACGTGTTCGTTGCGCGAGAGCCACGCGGGAACGTCGTCCGAGGTCTCCGTCCCGGCCCCGAACACCGGGCCACCACGGGCCCACCCGCGGATGTCCATCGCCTTGATCTTCGGTGCCCCGAAGGCGTCCGCGATGAGATTCCAGGTGGGCACAATGCCGCGGTTGTAGACGGTGCCGATGATGAACCTGACGGGTTTTTTCGCGATGTCCTGCACCTGGGACCAGGCCCGGCCGATGAAGTTCTTTGCGTCCTCGAAGCTGCGGCCCACTGCGGACACGCCACGGCCGATCAGGTCGAACGCGGGCTTGATCAGGGTGCGCCAGACCCAGCCGATCCGATCGCCGATCCACCCGAAGACCGGCTGAACAACGCTCCTCCACAGCCATGAAAAGGCGGAGCCGACTGCGGCCAGGCCGCCGCGCAGCAGACCGAAGCTGGGCTGAATACCGTAGGTCCAGAGCCAGATCGCCCTGGAGGCGATCCATCCGAGCACAGGCTGAACGACGCTCTGCCAGAGCCAGGAGAACGCCGAACCGAGTGCCGAGATGGCCCCACGAATCAAGGCGATGTTGGGCTGGATGATGTTCGTGTTCAGCCAGGAGACGCGCGCGCCGATCCACCCGACGACCGGCGAGATGATGTTCGTCCACAGCCACGAGAAGATCGCGCCGAGAGCGCGGATGGCGATGATGATCGGGCCGACCACGATCACGCCAATGATCGTGGCGAGGATACGGGCTGCAGTCCCGATGAAGCTGAACACGGGCGACAAGACCGTCGTCCAGAGCCATGTTGCCGCCGCGCCGATCGCCGACAGACCGGCCCGGAAGGCATTGAACACCGGCAGCAGCACGTTGTTCCACGCCCAGGACGCGGCCGTCTGGATACCCAGCCAGGCGGCCTGTACCGCGGTGCGGAACCATCCGACGCGCTGGTAGGCGACGACGATGGCGGCGCCGAGCGCGAGGATCGCCGTAATCACAAGGATCACGGGGTTCGCGGACATGACCGCGTTGAACGCCGCCTGCACGATCGTCGCGCCCCGCTGCACTGCAGCCCACGCCAGGATCGCCCCGCGGTAGACGGAGAACACCGCAGTGGTCAGGGCGACGGCGATGCGCTGCGCGGTGATGGCGACCGTCAGGCCGGTCACGGCGATGCCGATGGGGATCAGCCACGTGCCCATCGACTGCAGCCAGCCGACCACGGCGGTACCCGCCGTCCACAACCCGGTCAGGGCCGGGATGAGGATGGCGGCGACGACCGTGGCGACTGCCCGGATCGGCGGCAGCAGGTTGGTGCTGAACCACCGCGCGACCTGCCCGAGGATCGGCAGTACTTGCCCGCCGACGATGTTGACCAGGCCCTGCTGCAGCCCCCGCACGAAGACCTGGATCTCATGGGTGGGGCCGGAGCGCAGCGTCTTGCCGACCTGATCGGTCGCCCCCTTGAGCGCGCCGAGCTGGGTAGTGGCCCGCGAGACATCAATCGCGTTGATCGCCTGGCCGAGGTCTTCACCCGGCCCGCCGAAAAGATCGGCGACGACGTTCTGCCACTGGGCGCCTTTGAGGGTACGCAGCCGGTCGAAGACCAGGTCCAGGGCTTTCTGGCTGCTGGCCCCGCCCTTGCTGAACTCGGCGACGAACGAGGTGGCGTCGATGCCGAGCGTCTTGAACGCGGCGGCGGTCTTGTCCGTGCCGTCGACGGCCCGCAGGGAAAACTCTTTGAAGGCGTCGGCAACCACGTCGGCGTCCCGGGCACCGCCCCGGATCGCCTGGTTGATAACACCGACGGCCTGAGCACCGCTCAGGCCCATCTTGGCGAACTGCGTGCTGTACTCGTTCAGCACGTCCAGCAGGTCGTCGGCCTTGTTCGCGCCGGACTGGAACCCGCGCGTAATCAGGTCGAATGCCTGGCCGGAGTTCTTCGCCAGCCCGGTGCGCATGAGCTGACTGACGGCATTGGTGACGCCCCCGAGATCCTGGCCGAAGACGTTCGCGACGTCACTGGCCTTGGTGGCGATCTGCTGAAGCTGAGCGTTCGTGGTGCCAGGCGGGGCCAAGCCCGCCTGCACGGTCGCCTTGATGGCGTCCGCGGCCTCCTGAAAGGAGTTCGCGACCCCTGATCCGTAGAGCTTTCCGGCGAGCTTGCCCTGGTCGGCGGCGACTTTGTTGGAGGTGCCGAGCTGCGCCTGCAGCGTCGAGGTGACGTTCGCCTGGTCGATGGCGTCGGTAATGCCCTTGACCAGCAGGGCACCGGCCGCCGCGCCCGCAAGAGCGGCTCCCGCCTTGACCTTGTTGCGGAGCCCCTCTCCGGCGGCCTGCCCAGCCTGGCCTCCGGCGGCGATGGAAGGTCCGACCAACTGGCGGCGCAGCTCGGCTTCGATACCCCGCACCGACGGTATGACCTGCAAAGTTGCGTAACCGACGGAGGGCATCGGTGCACCCCCGTCCGTCTCGTCAGGCGATACGCCCCTCGGTGATGGCTCGCTCGCGTTCGCGTTTGCGGCGCCGGGCGTCTTCGATGCGGGCGACCCGCTCGGGGCTGTGGCGCGGCGTCTTCTTCTCCCACCAGCGCGGATACGGCTTGGGCGCCTTGGGTTTGCGTTTCTTCGGGTCGCTGTTGGCCTGCGCTTGATGCCAGTCCATGACCGCGAGCATGTCGAAGAGGTCAGCCAGGACCAGAGTCTCGCTGCTCGGCTCCGGCACGCCGTCGTTCAGCGCGGTGCGGGTCGCGGAATCCGGGGGCAGGCGCTGAATGTAGGTGCTCAGCTCTCGCCAGGTCAGCCGCGGGTGGCCGTCGGCGTCCCGGAGATATAGATCCCGCAGCCGTACCCCGTATTCGCGGCGGAGGTCCGCCTCCAAGGCTCGTCCGTGTCGACGGATCAGCTCTCGGAGGCCGGAGATTCCCCCTCGGCCAGCCCGCAGTGGTGGCGGTAGGCGTCGAAGAGGGGCTTGAGCTTGTACTGCGGCAGCGGGATCTTGTGGAATTCGGCGAAGTCGTCGCCGAGCGCGGCCTGGAAGACGCCGAGCATGGCGCCGGTCTCGCCCTGTTCGGCGGCCTCCATCAGGCCCCAGACGTCAAGGCCCTGCAGGTGCTCCATCTCCCAGCGGCGCCTCTTCCAGTGGAAGCGGAACGGCCTCAGCTCGACCTCGGCTTCGACGGCGTCGAGGTTGAAGTCGAACGGCTGGTCGTCTGCGGTCTTACGGGGCGCGGTTCGTGTGCTCATGCGCGGTTCTCGCTCTCGGGCGTGGCGGGCTTGGTGATCTGGACATTGGCGGCGGGGATGGTCAGCCGGACCATGCCGGCGCCGTCCGGGCCGATGGTGACCTCGATCCGGTCGGCCTGGACGATCCACGGAAACGGGCGTCCGTCGACCGTGATGCCGCCCCCGGGCTCGACGATGATGGACGTGGCCAGCGGCACGTCATCGGCGACCGCGGGCCGCTGCTGCTCGGCGGCGAGCGCGGCCACGACCTTGCCGCGGAGACGGCGCGGCAGCTGACTACCGGGCTGCACGAGTCCGAGCAGTTCGGCCTTGGCCTGGATCTTGGCGTCGCTGTACGACAGGGGCACGGTCAGCTCACCCGGACCTCGTTGGCGGGGATGCTGATGGAGCCGGGGAAGCAGAGGACTTGCCGAGCGCCGATTCGCTTGGTGATGTCCTCCGACCAGCGGGCGATGCGTTCAGAGAGTCCGTCGTCGGCTTGATCAATGATGAGGACGAACGGCGTCTCCATGCCGTCGTCGCCGTGGTCGACCATGGGGAGTTCGAGTACCTGGATGCGTGCCATGCGCGGTTCTCCCTCTGTGCGCGGTTGAGGGTAGGCCGGGGCGCGGTGAACCGCGCGAACTCCGCGCCCCGGGGTCTTAGGCACCAGCGGTGTACTGGCGGTCGAAGAGGACCTTGCCGCTGGTGGGGAAGATGGTGGCGACGAGGGTGACGGCCGTGAGGTCGGTTTCGTTCTCCTGGATGTCGCCGTCCACGTCGACCTCGGCGTACTGCGCGGTGATCAGACGCTTGACGGTGTCGCCCTCACGCGTCTCGAAACCGATCTTCACGCGGGCGGGCTTCGGGACAATGATCTGCGTCTCCGTGCTGCCCGGCCAGATCAGGCTGCGCGTGGTCGCGTTGTCCTCCAGCGCCACAAACGACTTGGTCAGCTTGAAGTGCGCGCGCGAGGTCCGCACGAGAATGCCACCCCAGGCATACAGGTCGTCGGTGTCCTCGTCACGGGACTCGGTGAAACCCTCATCCCCGTCCAGCAGGCCCACCAGGCCCCACTCGGCAGGGAAAGGATCATCCACGGTCGCCGGGTTCACGGCGGTGAGCGGGCCGACGTACACGTCGGCATCCGTCCACAGACTTGCCTTTGTCGGGTCGCCGGCCACGGCGTCCTCCTCTTACTGGGTCGGTTCGAAGGGCGCGCGGTTCGACTGGACAGTCACGCCAAGGTCGGCCGGACGTTGGCGATGACGGTGAAGGTGGACAGGTCGATGCCGCTGTCCGGGTCGGTCGCAGGCAGCGGGCCGGTGCCCGGCCGCACGGACCGCAGCACGGTGCCGTCGTGGACGAGCAGCAGCCCGCGGGCCAGTTGGGCCAGGTCGTGGGCCTCATCGGCACCGGCGTGCCAGACGGTCACCCGCAGCGTGGCCCGGGTGTTGGCCATGGAGGAGTGCGGCAAGTCGGCGTCCAGACGCACCAGGACGTAGGGCAGGTACGGCGTCTCGGGCGTGCGGTCCCCCGGCACCCGCGTGCCGACCGTGGCCCCGGCCACGAACGGCTCCGATCGCCCTGCCAGGGCCATACGCAGCACCTGCGCGCCCGCGGCCTGTACGTCCGGGAAGACGACCAGCACCTTGCTCACCGCTGCCACGCCCTGACGTCCAGGCCCTCGGCGCCCGCGGCCCGGGTCAGGACACCGTCGCGGGCCTGCCACGCCATGCCCTTGATGCTGCGGATCACCACGGTGGAGGCGGCCCGGTCGGTGGTGTAGTGGCCGACGACCACATCCGTGCCCTCCGGGAGGCCGGCCCGCACGCGCGCGCCGATGCGTTCGGCGGCGGCGGACACCATCTGGCGCACGCCGTCGGAGACGAGGAGTTCGCGCACCCCGGCGCGGTTGAGCCGCAATTCCTGCAGCACGTCGCCTCCTATCCCGTGGCACGGCGCATGACGAACTCCAGATGGTGGGTCGCGTTGCTCAGGAAGTCGGAGTAGCGGCCGACCTCGCCGGCGACCTCCAGGACCATGCCGTTCCACTCGATGCGGTCGCGGGCCTCGATGTCGGCGTCCACGCCCGGCGCGGTGATGACCTGCCAGCCGGTGACGACCGCGGTGCGGGTGGGGTCGGCCTGCTCGGTCTGGGTGGTGGGCTGCACGCTCACCGACGCCACCGGCAGGCGGGAGACCTTGTCGGGTGACCAGTCCGGGACGGTGTTGCCACCCCGGTCGGTGCGCTGACCCGCCCGGAGACGGACGATCGTCTGGTGGAACACGGCGACCGCCTCTCAGTTCAGCACCAGGGCGGCGGCCAGCGCGGCCCGCAGTCCGGGAGCCACACCGGACCCGGGTCACGCAGCCCCACCGAGTAGGCAGCATCCCCGCCGCTGCCGCTGCCGTTCGCGGTCAGCGCCTCCAGCTCGGCGTCCGTCAGATACATCCCGCCGGTCTCGCCGAGCGTCTCCGAGTACTGGCCCACGGTGCGCTGCCGGTAGCCGCCCGGGTTGGCCATGGTGCGGCGGGCCACCGCCACGCTGACCGCGCGCGCCACATCCGGATCCGGCTGGGTGCCGGCCGGGATGCTGGTACGGATCAGGGCGGCGATGTCCTCCAGCAGGGCCTGCACCTGGGAGCGCTGCGGCTCGGCGAGGGTGACGGCTGCGCGGGCCTCGTAGTCGGCGACCGTCGCGTAAGCCGCCACCGCTCACTCCTCCGGCAAGACGACGCCGGCCTGCTCGCAGGCGGCGATGATGTCGTCGCGGCTCATGTCCGCGGTGACGTCGACGCCGTGGCGTTCGGCGTAGGCCCGCCACGCCTCGGCGCCCGAGCCCTTGCCGGACCGGGCCGGCGGGGGTGCCGCCGCGGCCGGTGTCTCGTCGGCCGGCTGGCTGCCGGATGCGAGGTTGCGGGCGTCCAGGCGCGCCCAGTCGGGCACCGGGTCGCCGGGCTGCAGCCAGGCGCGCCGGGTGCCGTCCTTGCTGGTGACATGGGCGTACACCGCGCAGCGGGCTGTCACGAGATGGTCCCGATGTCCGCGCAGAAGGACATGTCGGGGTTGGCGAGGATCGGCAGCGAGACCGCGGCCGCCTTCGTCCACACCGCGACCGGGTCCTTGGTGGAGTAGGCACCGGCGACGATGCCCGGCTCCTCCCCGTCTTCCAGGGAGAACTCCGGCTCCAGCGATTCGGCGGTGGTGCCCCACAAGGTGGCGCCCATTTCCGAGGACTCCGGGTCGGCCGGGTCGCCCGCGGCCGGCAGCAGCAGCACCTTGTCCCGCGGGATGACGTACTGGCTGGCGCCGGCGACACGCACCTGCGCGTCGTAGACCTCGAACGGCGGCAGGCCGTGAGCCTGGAAGATGCCCTGCAGCGTGGCCTGCGGCACCACATTCGGGGTTCCCACCACGGTCGCGGCCAGGGCACGGATCTCCGCGTTGCGGATCAGCAGCCCGAGGGCGGCCGAGGACAGCAGGACCGTGCCAGGGGCGACGCCGTTGCTGGTGCGGTACACCTCAGCCCAGGCGATCAGGTCGGTCAGCGGGGTCGCGTTGGCGGTGTCCGTCCAGGCGGTGGCCGCGGTGACGGTGTGCGAGGCGGCGCGGCCGAAGTCGACGGAGGCGGCGATGCCATTCTCCGCCAGGTCGATCTTCCCCTTGTACAGGGCTTCGCCGCGGGCCAGTTCGATGCGCGCGGCAACCGAGCGGGTCATGCGCTCGGCGTCGGTGAGGATCTGGCTGCGCACGCGGGTGTTGAGGCGTCGCTGGCGCAGCCGGTCGTACTCACCCAGCCGGATCTTGCGGGAGACCGGCGGCAGCTCCCCGGTCACGCGGGTGATGCCCGGACGCGAGCCGATGGGCGACTCGGCGTCGTAGGCGCGGAAGGTCGCCGCCTCCGACAGGCCCTCGGCGCCGCCGCGGTCGAAGCGGTACTGCAGGTCGTCGATGGTGCGGTTGGGCAGCCAGGCGGCCAGCCGGAACCGGTTCATCTGCATGTCGGCCAGGGCCGCGCGCACGTAGCCGGTCAGCTCCGCGGGGGCGACATACTCATTGTTGATCAGCATGGTGGTGTGTCACCCCTTTCAGAAGAAGGTGATGCGGCCGGCGACGTCGGTCTTGCCGGCGGCGTCGACGGCGGCGGGCAGCTTGGCTTCGATCACGGCACCGTGCCACAGCAGGGCGCCCTGCGGGTCGACGGTGGTGACCGTGGGTGCTGCGATCGAGGTGAACAGGAAGCCGGCCAGCACCTCGGTGCCGTCAGTGGAGGCGTTGTTGTAGGGGCCGTACTTACCGGTGGCGGTGATCTTCCCCAGGGGCAGGCCGGAGGGGAAGTAGCCGTTGGGGTAGTGGGTGCCCGCGGTGAACGCGGACGTGTCCAGGGTGATCGAGCGTGCGGTGTCGGTTCCGTGCGCGGACGCCAGCCACGACTGGTCGTCCTGCCCGAACACCTCGCTCTTCGGGTTCAGGTTCATGTCCCGTCCTCGGGAGTCAGATGGTGGTCTTCTTGCGCTGCGCCCATAGATCGCGCCCGGAGGCGACCGATGTGGCCTTCTCCCGCCCGCCGCTGCCGCGCGGCCCCTGGTCGAAGCCGCGCTCTGCGCGCTGCTCCTGCTTGGTGTCCGCGTCCGCCTTCTTCTGCGGCGCCGGCGGCGCGAGCCGGTCGACCAGTCCGGCCAGGCCGCTCTCGTCGACCTCGCCGTCCTCCCCGACGTACTTGGCGAGGTTGAGGTCGTCGGCGACGGAGGCGGCGTGGGGGATGCGGCCTGCGGCGGCGGCCAGGAAGCCCTGGCGGGCGAGCTTGCCGGCCAGGCGGACGCGCTCTTCGGTGCGCGCCTTCGCGGACGCCTCCTCGACGGCGCGTTCCTGGTCGGACATGGACTGCTTGCGCAGTTCGTCGCGCTCCTTGGCCGCGGTGGCGTTCTCCTTCGCGCGGGCTTCCCACTTCTTCTGCAGGGCCCGGTACTTCTCCGCCTCGGCCTTCCAGTCCGTGCTGTCGCCGTCGCCGGGCTTGCCGGCCTCGGTGGACGCCCCGCCCGTGTCGGGCTTGCCGTCCCCGTTGTCATCGGACTGGCCGTCCTCGGTGCCGCTCTCGCCGCCGTCCGCGTACAGGACCGGCGACCACGGCGTGGACGGGTAGGGGTGGGACCATGCGGCGGCAGCGTGGGTGTGCCGGCGGCGTGCGAAGGTGCGTGCGCGCATACGTAGTGCTCCCGTGTCGGGCTGGTGTGTAAGGGGGCACGGCCGTGTCGGCCGCGCAGGTCACTGGCCGGGGATGTCCTTGGGGCCGGTGAAGTCGTGGCGGCGCAGGGCCAGCAGCTCGCCCAGTTCGCCGTGGTGGCGGTCGATGATGATGTCCCGGTAGTCGGGCAGCCGGCCGCCGCGGTCCGACTGTCCGGTGGCCTTGGCGACCGCGGTGTGCGCGTCCTCCAGCAGCCCCGCGTCGATGATCTGGCCCGGATCCTGGCCCGCCGCCAGGGGGCGGGTGCCGCAGTCGCAGCCTGGGTGGATGGGCATCAGCCGTTCCTTGCGGTACCGCTGCGTCGAGGCGATCACGCACAGGGCGCAGTTGCCCGACCCGCGCAGGAAGCGCCGGTAGAACTGCACCCGGCTGTCCCCGGCAAGCGACTGGCGGGTCGCCTCCCGGCGCGCCAGCTGCAGATCGGTGGCCGCGATCGACGCCAGCCGGTCCCGGCCCTGCCGGACCGCCTCCGCCAGCGGCTTGCCTTGCGACAGCGCCGTCCACACCGTCACGAACGGACGCCGGTAGACCTCCTCGGGCGGCGTGCCCCGCAGCGCCGCCGGAAGCTCCACGCCCCGGGCCAGCGCCGCGCCGCCGAACATGTCCGCCACCATCTGCGTCAAGTAGGCGTCCGTCAGGGCGCCCACCTGACGCTGCGCCCCCAGCACCACGGGCAGGACCCGTTCGACGAACGCGTCCGCGTCCGCGTCCCGGTAGGTTCCTGTGGCGCCGAACAGCTGCCCGGCCAGCGCCAGCAGTCGCTGGCGAAGAGCGACGGTCACGCTCGTGTACCGGGCGTCGAGGGCCGCCTGGGTCACCTCGCTCATGAGGCACCCGTCTCAGCCGCCGATCCGGCAGGAGCGGACAGCAGCGCCGCGCCGGCGGCCTCCGAGGCGATGCGACGCACCCGCTGCGGCGACTCGCCCATGTCCTCGGCCAGGATCGACAGCGGGTAGCCGACGCTGTGCTTCTTCGTCGCCGCATCCGCGATCACCGACGGGTTCAGGCGGCGCGGATCAGCCCACCGGACCTCCGCCTGCGCGTAGTCCCGGTCGATGCCAGCCTGCGCGGCCGCGAGCGCGAAGACGTCCTCCCACGCCTCCCCGAGCGCGGCCTGATGCTCGCCGACCTTGGCCAGATGGTTGACGTCCAGGGCGTTGACCGTGTCGGCGCTGATGTTCACCAGGTCGGAGGCGAAGTAGTAGGCAGGGGTGTGGGAGAGCACCAACATGTCCCGCACGTCCGACTCGTGCTCCTTCAGGAAGCCGGACAGGTCGGTGGCATCCAGTTGCCCGAACTTTACGTTCTCGCCCTCGGAGGCCCACAGCGCCGACGGCGACGGCACGAACGGCATCTCCACCGTCTCCAGCCCCGTCGCCGGGTCCACCCGCTTACGGAACTTGTGACCGGTCACGAAACCCTGCCGGAACGCCGAGTAGCGGGCCGCTGTCATCCGGTTCAGCACGCCCAGGTTGATGCGGTCCTGGATGTCGAGCACACCGGCGAACTCCGGCTCCGGGTCCTCCATCAGGCCCGGTCGGCACTCAAACGGCACGACCGGCACCGCCCCCAGATCGTGCTCCTCGAACTCGCCGTCCAGCTCCCACGACTCCGCACCCCACGGCAGCACCATGCCGCCGCGGCGCGCGGTCACGTAGCGCTGCAGTCCGCCGGGCAGGAACACGGTCGCCCGGCCGATCCGGTCCACGTCGTCCCACCACGCCTTCAGCGCGGCGGCCCGCTCGCCCGTGGCGGGGTCGTGCTCGACGATGACCTGCCGCGGATGCTCCGCGGTGATCAGTGGCGCCGGCCTGCCGTCCCCTTCCGTGCGCCGCGGATGCGGCCCCACGATGACGTATGCCTGCGCCTGCGCCATCACCGTCCGGTACAGCAGCTTCTGCCGCGAGTCCAGCTTGTTCGCCTGCCACCAGCGCAGCGCATCATCGTCCGGCTCGCCCTGCCCGTCGGTCACCCCGAGCACCTGCAGACGGTGTACCGGTGCGTCCGCCACCGGCCGGCAGAAGTTCGTCCGGGACTTGCGCTGGAACTCCAGGAACGCCGCAGCGGCGTTCTTCGGCAGCGACGGCAGCGGATGCCGCCCCCGGTAGTAGTTCCACCAGCGGTCCAGCTCCTTGCGCCGGTCCCGCAGCCTGCGGCCCAGCCTGAGCAGCCACCAGTCCGGTGTTCCCGGGGTGTCGTCCAGCACGGCGTCACCCCGCCTTCGCTTTAGAACGTGAAGCCGCCCATCGGCTGCTCTTCCTCGGCCAACCCCTTGGCTACCGCGTCCAGCCGGGCCTGCCACGCCAGCACCGACGCGATCGCGGCGTCGATCTTCCGTGCGGAGTCCGGATGCTCCTTCATGATCTGAATGCCGGAACGGCCCTTACGGCGACGAGCGTTCAGCACATGCCGGGCCAGCGTGCTCGACCCGTCGTGCGTCAACTCCTTGTCCAGAACCGCGGAGTGAAACTTCTCCAAGGCGCGGACGATCAAATTGGAGCGGCCGCCGGTCATCCACCACTCGACGGGATGGTCCCGGGTTGACTTCACCTTCAGCCCGGCGCCCCACCGGGCCTCCCAGTCCGCGACGTGGCCCTCCCACTTGGCGGGGTCCGCGTACATGCCGACCACCCGGAAGCGGGAGAACGCCTCCTCCACGGAGGCCAGCACCTCTAGGACCGGCACACGCCAGTCCTGCCCGGCCGGGCCCTCCGGCTGCTCCCAGCAGCCCAGGAGGAACAGGTGCCCGTCCGAGACACGGCAGCCGACCAGCGCGGTCGCGTCGGTCACGCCGCGGGCCCGCGCCCGGGAGCCGTCGAAGCCGAGCACGACGGTGTCCCCGTCGGCGACCACCCGGGCCGCGTCCGAGCACCCGGCCCACTCCGGCTGCGACAGCCAGCTGTCACTGGCATGAGTGATCTGGTTCAGGAAGTCCGAGCGCATCACCTGCGGATCGTTCGACGTGTCCCAGAAATCCCCGACCAGCCGCTCGATCGGCGACCAGCCCGGCGGGCACGGCGGCGAATGCAGCACGCACCCGCCCTCGTGATCCGAGCTGTCCCCGTAGGCGTAGCGCAAGCCGGCCACCAGCGATTCACGGTCCGTCGGATCGGTCTCCGGCGGCGCCTCCCGGTGGTCCCACAACAGCCCGTCCTCACGAGTGCGGCCCTCGGCTATCGCCTTGGCGAACGCCGCCGTCTCCTCGGCCACCGACCCCATACCGGGGATGTAGGCGTTCGGGGACTCCAGCGTCGTCCCTCCGATCTTCGCCGCGTTCGACCGCATCACCTGCGCGAGTCGCTTGCCGCCGTTGCTCGGCGTCCACTCCTCGGTCTGATCAAGTACCGCGAACAGCGCCTTGTTGCCCTTGCGTGAGGTGGCCGACGAAGTGACCTGGTCGATCTTCCCCCGGGGCAGATTGACGAACGTGTCCAGCGGCTCCAGCCCCGGATACTCATCGATCACCGGGCCGAGCCGGAGCATCTCCAGCAGTGGCGCCCACGTGTTCTGCGTCTGGTCTTCGGATACAGCCGCCACCTGCACCAGCGGGGTGCGAATCCGGTCCCAGCCCGTGCCGACCGGCTCGCCGCTCGCGTCCCAGCCGTCCGGGACCACCGGGCCGAGCGCCTCGGCGCAAGCAATCGCCGCCAGCAGCGGCGACTTTCCCCACCCACGTGGGCGACTCAGGACCCCACGCCGGATGCGCCGCTTGCCCGTGCCAGGGTGCAGCTCATAGAAGCGGAGGATGAACTCCGCCTGCTCGCGGGTCGGAACGAACGGCTCGTACTCGGGGCGATCTGGAGCCGCGAGCATCTCCAGGATCCAGTCCAGAACGGCATAGCCCAGCGTCGGCAGTTCGCCCTCGAACTCAGGCCCCCGCCAGGGCATCAGGGCTCCCCGCCGGCCGCCTTCTTGCCGCGGTTCGTGGGCAGAGCATGCAGAGTTCCGTACCGGGCCTTCGCGCTGCTGCCCGGCTCCGGGCGCTTCGCGTCCGCCTCATCCGCCGCGGCGAACTGCATGCGCAGCCGGGCCCGGTCCTCCATCGTGGCTCCATGCTTGGCCACTCGTAGCCGCAACTCCGGGGCAGCCGATAGGTCACCGCTCCACACCTTCGCGTGAATCAGCGCCGTATCGAGGAGGAACTCCCAGTCCGTCGAGGAGAAATGCTCCGCCTGCGGCGAGGCCACCCACGTCGCCCACCATGCCCGGGTGCGCTCCGGCCAGCGGAACTTCACCGACCGGCCCTCATCGTTCTTGATGCGAAAGTCCGGCAGTTCGGGCGCTTCCGCCTTCTCGAACCGCAGGATGGTCTGCGCCTGCAGGTCCTTGTTGCGCCGAGCCCGCCTGCTCGGATCCTTCGGGGGCGGCCCCATACCGGCCATGTCCGTACCTCCCGTGTCGGGTACGCCGCAACACACCCGTGTCGGGCAGCTACAGCAGCGCGTCGATCAATCCAGAGAGGTCACCGAGGCGACGGGGCGTGTCGCCCCACGTGTCGCCGGTGACCGCGATGTACCTGCCGTCGGCGTACAGCTCGACCGAGCCGCCGTCGACGGACAAGCGCCGTCCGCGCTCCAGCCGGCCGCGGCCCCAGATGTGCAGGCCGTCTCCCGACGCCGACCGCTCGATCCAGCAGCCGGGCGCCAGGTCCACGATCCGGCGTGCCCATGCGGCCAGTTCCCCTTCCCCGGCGAGGCAGTGGTCCAGATCCACGCAGACGATGCCGTCGCCGTCGAGGACGAAGCCCAGTCCGGCACCGGCCTTGCTGGCGGCGGCCCGGCGGTGCGAGGTCCACGTCGCCGGGTCCGTGCTGCTCGCCGCACCTCCGCAGGTGGTGACGGGCACCTTCGCCGCGGTGCGGCGAACCCACCGCGGCCGGGAGGTCAGCTCAGTCGGCAGTGCGCGGCGTGCGCGATGCGCGGCGACTCGGCAGCGGGTCGAACAGAAGCGGGCGTTGTGGGCGTGGCGTGCCGCCAGGTGGTCGCCGCACCGCTCGCATCGCTTCGTCTTCATGACTCCAGTCTACCTTGGTGTGTAACGGCAATCCACACCCTGACCAGCGCTTTACCGAGTTCCAGCGAGGCGCCGTTCAGGGTCAAGGGGCTGTATGGCCGTCTGCCTGAACCCACCTCGAAACATCCCGGACCTGCCCTGGTCGGCCGTCAGAAGCCCGCTCAGCGGCTCCTGGAGCCAAGATCCCCAGACCCGTACCCGGCCTCAGCCGCAGCACCTCCCCGGGCTCCAGGGCCCCCGGGGAGGGGAGGGTGGGCCAGGGGCCCAAGATCACTGCGGGCGGGCGATGCGCACGCTGCCGCAGTGCTCACGTGAGGCCGGGATGCCGCTCCCCGGTCCGGGCCTCGGTGTCCCGCCTGCGGTTCGGTGACCTGTTGCCCTGCTGAGAGGTCTTGTGCCGATGACACCATCCGCATAGAGCCTGCAGGTTGCATGGTCGGTGGTCGTGCTTATCGCCGATGTGATCCACGTCGGTCGCGGGCCGGCCGCAGGACTGGCATCGATGGCCGTCGCGTTCGAGGATCGCCGGGCGGATCCGCGTGTACCAGTCGGCCGGCAGTTCGTTGCGCCGGTTGCTGCCTGTCCATCCGCCGCTCATTCGTCGTCCTCGTAGTCGCGGCCGTCGTCGTAGGGTTCGGCGCGCTCGGTGCTGCTGTCGAGGCTGGCGCCGTCGAGGGTGTTGTCGAAGCCGAAGGGTGCGCGCGGCACTGGTTCCCCGGCGTCGGACTGCCGCAGCTGGACGAGCAGGCGCCCGGCCGCGGCTTCAAGGTCGGCCAGGGGTGGGGCGGCCTTGCCCGCCTCTTCGATCTCGACCTCGTGGGTACCGTCGCTGATGCGGATACGCACCGGTCCTATCCCTGGACAGCCACCTTGTAGGCGGAGAGCTTCAGTTCGGCGTTGTCCACGTCGATCTGCAGGGTGGTGCCGTACAGGCGTGTGGGGAAGGGGCCGATCCTGCGGGATGCCGAGGTGGGGATGGACCATGTCTTGGCGGGCACGGCCACTCCGTCCACCGTGCTGGCGAAGAGGGCGGAGACGGTGCGGGACACGGTGGACCCGCTGTTGCGGACTTCGAGCCATACCGAGCCGTCGTTGTTCACGCTGTGGTTGTTGGTCGCGTCGCCGTTGACTTCGGTCGCGGGGGCGACGCCAGCCCTGGTGATCTGCGTGACGGGGATGGAGACGCGGGGCATCGGGCCCTCCTGGGCTGGTCAGTCGTTGGGCTTGCTCACGCCAGTGGCCTCACCGTTGACGAGGGTGGCGAAGACGCGCGCCGGGGCTTCCTTGCGCGCGGGCACGGGCTGGAGGAGGACACCTCCGTCGGCGCCTTCGATGGTGATGAACAGCTGGTTCATGTCCTTTTTGAGGGCCAGGGCGAACAGGCCGGTGAGCAGGACTCGGGTCGCGGTCACGCGCTTGCCGGCTTCTTCGCCGCGTTCGATGGTGACGCGCGCACCGTCAAGGGGCACCGGCTCCTGGTTGGGCGAGTGGACTTTGCCGCCCATGACGGTGACGCCTGCTGCCGCAGCCGCTGTCCGGATCTTGTTGGCGCGGGCCTTGGCGGCCTTCTCTTCATCGGTCTTCTTCGAGCCGAACATGGCGTCCCCCATCGGTGCGCGGTTGGTGAGCGCCATAGTGGCGCACGAGCCGCACGAGGGGAACGGGTCAGATGACCTTGATCTGTCCTGAGCGCCATACCGGCGTCTCCGCTCCGGCGGTCCAGGTGAGCCACACCCAGTACGTGCCGGGCGTGAGGGTGAGGGCCCCGCCGACAGGCCCGACGAGGAGCCTGGCGGTGGAGCCGGCCCATTCGCCGGTGTACCAGTCGCTGGTCGCAGGGTTGCCGCCTCCCGCGAGGAACGCCATTTTCGGCGGGGCGGAAGCGGTGATCGGGGCCCCCGCGATTTTCATGGTGACTCCGACGTGCACGTACTCGGTGGACGTCTCTGCGCGGGTCACCATGGCTCGCTCACCACCCACCGGGACTCGGGTTGGCCGACGGTGATGTCCACGTCGTTGGTGTCGGCTCCGTCGGGCGCGGCGGTGAGGCTGCTGCTGCCTGTGAGGGCGGCGGCTGCGGTGGCGGTGAGGCGGGTGCCGACGGCCAGGTCGCTCTGTGCGGTGGCAGCGAAGCCGCTGACGGCGGTGCGCGTGCTGGCCGCAGTCATGCCGCTCTGCGCGGTCAAGGCCGCGGCGCCTTCGACGATTCCGGCGGTGCTGAGCGTGTTGACGCGGTCGTACTCGGCGTAGTCGGTGGTGCCGCTGGAGCGGTGGGCGCTCAAGTCGAGGGCGCAGGTGTCGATCCCGGTGGTCACCCAGCTCGGGGTCGCGAGGGTCCTGCGGTTCGTCCAGGTGCTGCCGTCGGGCGACGTGTCCCACAGCACGTTGCCGCCGGTCTCGCGGATGCGGAGCCACAGGTGGGTGGTGCCGCTGTAGGCGATCTCCACGGCGGTCGCGTCGAAGTAGCCGACGTCGTTCTGCATGCGGAGCATGGTCGTGACCATGTTGATCGTGAAGCCGATACGGGTACCGTCCGTACCGGAGTTGACCATGAAAGCGCAGTACGCCTCCGTGGCGCCGCTGGCTGCGGGCCGGGTCGGGACCTGCACGTACACCGAGCTGCCCGCGAGCGTCCACTGGTAGGCGCTCTGGTAGCCCGCGAATCCGGTCGTGCACGGCACACGGGCGCGGCCCCCGATCTCGCTGACGCCTCCGTAGTAGTTGCCCCACTCGGGGCCGATCACGTTGTCATTGAAGTTGTCGACCAGGCTGGAGATCAGGCCCATGACCTGCTCCTACGCCAGCGTGAGCGATAGCGATCCGGCGGGCACCTTGAAGTCATCCCCAGCTGCCACGACCCGGCTCGCGGTGAGCGCACCGTAGGCCCAACGGACCGGCGTTCCGGCCGAGTCCCAGATCTCCACACCGACGACCGTGCAGGCGGGCATGCCGCTCCACACAAGGTCCGCACTGTTGGAGACGGCGCCGGAGGCCGCTGCGGCGACCGTGACGGTCTTTCGCGAGTACGACCCGCCGGTGACTTCGGTGCCCGCGGTCACGTCATCGCCGTTCGCGGTCACCAGCGCAACCTTGATCGGCGTGACGGGGGCGGTCGTCGAGTTGCCGAAGAGCCAGTCGAGCATGCGGTTCTCGGCGGTCCCGCTGAGGTTGTCTGCCACGCCGGCTCCTCTCGGTCTGGGTCCGCCGCTCGGCCGCACCGCGTCCGTGAAAGCACGGTGGGGGCCCTGCCCGGCTCCTTGTCGGGCGGCGGACGCTGGGGTGCCTGCTGCCCAGTGGGCCGCCGTGGTGCCGGGCAGCAGGCGGGGCCCGTCCTGGGGGGACGTCGGGCCCGTATCGGGGGTCAGGCGGCGTGGGGTGCGCGTTGGGGTGTGGGCCGGTAGGTGGCGGCGAGGGCCCGTATTTCGGGGAGGGCGTACATGGTGCGGGCTGCGTGGCCGAGTCCGGTGGGCCGGCCGTCGCCGCGGAAGCGCTGGATGCGGCCTCGTGAGGCCCACTTGCGGATGACCGTCATGGGGACGCCGGTGAGGCGTTCGGCTTCGTGGGCGTAGACGAGGTCGTCGGGGTAGAGGTCGTGCGGGCGCATGGCAGCACCTCCCCCGGCATGCAGAAAGCCCCCGACGGGTGTCGGGGGCTCCTGGTGGTTGAAGGGCACACTACTGGCGCCTGCGGTCACTGTGACATAGCGGTGATCGGCGGTCAAGCACAGACGACAATCAGCCCTCCTCGAACTGTCCGTAGAGGGCGGGGTCCAGCACGGGCAGGTTCCACACCGAGCCGTGATGCTGGTTGCCGTACTCGATCAGGGCGTCGCACAGGTAGTACTCCCGCTCGGCGGCGACCATCGGGTCCGGCTCGTGGGCGACTCCGGCGAACGTCAGGTCGCCGAAGTACTGCCGGGCTTCGGGCTCGTCGGCCAGTAGCTGTTGCAGCTTCCGGTCTGCGTCGGCGACGGCCGCGGCGAAGTGGTCCGCGGGCACCTCGCCTACGTGGGTGGCGTACATGATGGTCTGGAGGCGGTAGGGGGCCTGGGTGGCCAGGTGCTCCCGGTCGTCCAGCGGAAGGCGGGGCCAGTCCGGCAGAGGACGACCGTCTTCCCGGGGGTACTGCGCTGCCATGGTCATTTCTCCTTCGAGTTGATGCCGCGGAGCTTGGAGACGGCCCATCCGGCGGCGAGGACAAGGCCGATGAACGTGACGCCGATGAACGGGAGGTTGTCGCCGACGGTGCCGATGATGCCCATGAGGGTGCCGCCCATCATGACGACGATGGCGACGAGCGCGCCGGTGCATACGACGATGACGGCGAGAATCAGAAACGTGATGATGACGAGGCGCTGCAGGTCGGGCGGCAGGCCCTGCTGTACGGGCGCCTGCACGACGACCGGCGTCGGCTGCGGGGGCTGTCCGATCGTGAAGTGCACGGGCCTCCCTTCCGAGTCGTACAGGACGTTCGGGGGGCGGTGGTGGGCGGGGACGGGCAGCTGCTGCCCGCCGTACTGGTGCTGCGGGTCGGGCGGCAGCTGCGGGGACATCGGGGCTCCTTTCAGGGGCGGTTGGTGTCGGTGCTGGCGAAACGCTGGGTGAAGGCGTCGCGTCCGGGCATCGCGTCGATGGCGGCCTGGTGCGCGGTGTTGATCCAGCCGCTGAGGTGGCACACGATGCGGTCGCCGTCGGTGGTCCACGCGGGGTCGGCGCTGACGGCCTTGTACGCCTCGTCGACGGTGGCGAAGTGCGCAGTGAAACCTTCGCCCCAACCGGTGCCGCAGACGTCGCAGCGGGCCACGAAACAGGTCTCGGTGGTGACGGACACAGCCGGCTCCTTACTGCTCGTCGGTGGTGTCGTCGGTCTCGTAGGCCCACCGCATGGGGCGCAGCTGCGCCGACTCGGCGGTGTCCTGCTCCTCAGGCGTGCCTTCGTAGTCGCTCTCGGACATGGCGGTCTCCTTTCAGGCGGCGGTGGGGGCCGGGACAGCGTCGGTCAGGCGGGTCAGGTGGCCGGGGACGGCACCGAAGCGGCGGATGGTGACGGGGCCGCTGCCGAAGTCCCAGCGGAACAGGCCGGCCAGCACGTCAGACACGACCTCGCGGGCCAGCTCGCGGTGGCCCATCGCGACGTCCATGGTGGTGATGTCGAGCGGGCCGACGACGGTGACGGCGCGGTCGCCGTGGCGGCTGGCTGTCTCCTTCAGCTCGGGCACCGCGCTGGCCGGGCACTCGATCTCCAGCTCGACGGTGTATCGGCCGGGCGGGTAAACGGCGTCCCGGTCGGCGGCCTGCTGCCGCATCTGCGCCAGCAGCTGGTCCTCCTCCGGTGTGCGGGTGCTGTCGGACGGCATGCTCATGTGTACGGACACGGGTTCTCCTTCGGGTTGGCGTCGGGCGGGTTGCCCGGCGTCCTCCTCACCGCCGGTACGCGACCGGCGGATCGGGGGCGGCCGGTCAGCGCCGCCACCACGACACGCGGCGGGCGGCGTCGGCCACGGCGTCGTTCGAGGTCACGAAGTCGGCGCTGTTCGGGTCGGCGTCGGCGTGGTTGAAGCGGGCGTTGTGCTCGGTCTTCTTGGCCCGGTAGTCCTCGCGGGCCTGCTTGGCGTCGGTCTTCTTGGACATGTGCACTCCTCTCGGCACCGGGACTGTCCCGGCTCCCCTCACCGCCCGTGCGAGACGGGCGGATCGGGCAACGGTCAGGCGCGGCGGGCCCGGGAGCTGATGACGCGGGCACCGGGCTCTTCGGCCAGGGCTGCCTGCTCCACGCCGTCCAAGAGCTGATCGCCGCTCTCGTCGGGGCCTACGCCGTCGCCGCGGTAGGTGACGCGCGTGCCGTCGGACAGTTCGAGGTCCACCTCGGCCTCGTAGCGGGCGTTCTTGGGCATGTCTCCTCCTGGGTGTGGTGCGTGGATGGTGACGTTGGGCCCGCACGGGCAGGCCTTTACGGAACGGTCGGGTCAGCGCTTCTTCCGTGCCAGCAGCAGCCCGGCGCAGGCCAGGAGCATTACGAGGGCGCCGCCGCAGCCGCTCTCAGCGGCGTGCATCCGGGCGTGCTGCTCGCATTGGTCGCAGGGTTCGTTGGCGGCTCCGAAGCCCACATTCCACTTGTGGAGCTTCGCGTGCTCCTCGCAGGGGAGGCATCGCTCGGGCATGACGTTCTCCTTAGGCGTTGAGGGTCCAGCGGTCGCCGATACGGCGGATGGCGAAGCCGGGGCCGGCGAGGGTGCCGGGATGGAAGAGGATCGCCCCGCACTTCAGGTCGTCGATCTTGTTAAGGAGTTCGGTGACCTGAGCCGCGTACTCGGCGGCCTGCTTCTCGCGGCGACGTAGCTCGCGGGCGCTTCCTCGGAACATGGGTCCTCCTACAGGCGGGTGTTGGCGCGGATGGTGTTGGCGAGCCGTCCCAGCGGGACGGTGGCGGCCAGGTCGGCGGCGGCGGTCAGGCAGATGAGCAGGACCATGACAGGGCCGGGCAGACTGCTCCCGAAGATCCACAGGGCGAGGCCGAGAGCTACGGCGTGGATCACGAAGATGAGGGTGTCGACGATCGTGTGGGCCAGCCTCACGGCGCCTCCGGGCGGTGGACGGCGAAGACGCCCCCGTTGAGCAGGTACTCGCCGCTGCGGCCTGCTTCGATGACGCCGTCGGCGACCAGGCGTTGCAGCTCGGCTACGACCCAGGGGCGAGAGCGCGTCAGCCGGGGCAGGTAGGTGGTGAAGTCCTTGGGGCCGATCATTCGGCGCCCCTCTTCGGCGAACTGATGGATCAAGTCCCACATCAGTCCTCGCGCCTGGTGCTTGCCCAGCTTCGGTTCCGACTCCAGGGCGTCGGCCCTCGGCCATTCAGGCAGCGGAAGCGCTTCGGTGCGCGCGGCGTTGATGCACTCGGCAGCCGTGCTGAGGTCGAAGCTGACTTCCAGCCGGACGGGCGTGCGGCGCTCCGTCTCGTACTGGCTCTCCCCGTCGGTCACCGAGAGCCGGAGCGTCCCGATGTGCGCGTCGAGGAGGTCGGTGGCCGCCTGCAGCACCCCCGAGGCTTCCCGGGCGGTGGTCGCGGTCCAGGTGTAGCGGGGTGGACCGAAGGTCATTTCAGGCTCCTTTTTGTGGTGGTTTGTTCCTTGCTGTTCGGTGCGCTGTTCCGTCGCTGTTCCGTGGGCGGTTCTCGCGCGCGCGTTACGGATTTGAGGCGGCGCTGTTCCGTCGGCGGAACAGGACATTTGCGCTGTTCCATGAGGTCAGAGCTGTTCCGTTGGCTGTTCCGCCGCTGTTCGGTGCCTGTTCCGTGCTGCGCAGGCCCTGTTCCGCCACTGTTCCGCGCTGTTCCAGCAGGTCAGGGCCCTGTTCCGGCCCCGGCGAGGGTCTTGATGATGCGGTACACGCCGGCCTCGTCGGTGTCGGCGAGGACGCCCTGCGCCACGAGCTTGGGAAGCTCCCTGCGCACCCACGAGGAGGTCTTGCCGATCCGCGGCAACTCGGGCGTCACCTCCTTCGGCCCGAACTCCATCTGGCCGCGGGCGGCGAACTCGGCCAGCACCTCGTTGAGGGCCGCCAACGCCTGCTCGCGCGTCTTGGTGTCGCGCTGCTGCTCGCCGAAGTGCCAGTCGCGGCCGGTGTGCGGCGGCAGCTCCTGGTCGATATCGATGCGGCGGGCCACGGCGGCCTCCTCGCCGTCGCCCCACAGCGCGTCGTCCTCGGGGTCCAGGTCGGGGTCGGAGTCGTCGCCCGCGGCTGCGCTCTGGGCTGCTGCGGCATCCTCGGCGCCGGCGTAGCGGACCCGGTGGGCGTAGGCCGGACCGGCGGCCTCGGCCGTGACCTGCCCGGCGTCCGCGGGGCGCACGTTGCGGTAGGCCGCTACGGCTTTCGCCGCCACCTCCTTGTCCAGCAGGTAGGTGCGCACCGGGGTGGCGTAGCGCTGCTCGTCGATGCCGGGGCCTTCGATGTAGCAGTAGCCGGCCTTGCGGTTGCGCCACAGTTCGGGCCGGGCTCCGGCGTCGATGGTGTCATCGGACAGGGCGAAGCCGGAGTCGACGGAGCTGTTGGTGCCGAACACGGCCGCGCCGGTGATGTTGCCCCGGACGTCGGTGTCCATCGACGTGTGGGAGGAACGCTGCAGGGAGAACACCAGCGAGATGCCGGCCGAGCGGGCCTCCTGGGCAACGGGCGCCAGGTCGACGCCGTCCCGGAACAGCTTGGCGACCTCCTCGAACCAGCAGACCAGGTAGGGCATGCCGAGCTTCTCGCCCGCCTCGGGGGTCCACTGGTCGTAGCCGTGTTTGCCCAGCTCGTTCGCCCGCGCGGTGATCACATCGGGGAGGACGGCGATACCGGCCTTGCACTCCTTCATCGTCAGCAGAGCCCAGTCCGCGCCGGGCAGGATCGGCCCGAAGGTCTGCGCGCCTTTGGACGGGTCGAACAGCCACAGGCACACATCGCGGCGGGTCATCAGGTCGACGAGAATGACCCGGCCGCCCTGGGACTTTCCGGCGCCGGTCATGCCCATGAACTGGTAGTGGGCGGCGTTGCGCCCGTCCGTCTCGTCGCCGGGGAACCAGATGTCCGCGGTTCCATAGTCCTCGTACACGCCGGCCGGGACCGGGGCGTCGGCGATGCTGCCGCCGGGGCAGGACGGGCCCGGCCACGGGGTGGGTTCCTTGAGCATGTCGTCGATGACCAGCGTGTACGTGCCCTGGGAGGCGTCTTCGGGGTCGGGCTGCCAGCGCACCGCATTGGGCCGCACGCCGACCGCCGAGGCGAGGCGAGAGCCCGCCTTGGCGGCGTCTTCCTGGGTCTGGACCCCTGCGTCCAGCTGCATGGGAATGACGACCTTGTTGGGTTCGGCGCGGATCTCCTTGGCCTTGGCCCGCCCCAGCCCGATCTTCGACCAGAGGGTCTTCTCCGTCTCGTCGCCGCTTTGCTGCCGGTCGGGGTTGGTGCGCATCGTCATCTTGATCGACCAGGCGAGGGCGAGGGCCGGGCCGCCCATCAGCCAGGCGTTGACCAGCGTCGGATCGGTGGCCCCGGCGATCGTGGCGGCGGTGAACCAGCCGGTCGCCGCGCCGACGGTGACCGTGGCCTGCGCCTGCCGCTGCTTCTTCGCATCCCGGCCGACGTACCAGGTGTGCCAGGTCAGGCCGCCGGAGATGAGCGACAGCACGGCCGACGCGGTGGGCGAGCCGCCCCATTGCAGGTGCGCCAGGGCGGCGACCGGCCATTCGGCCAGCCACACCGCGAACGGCGGCGTGTGCGGGATGACCTTGCGGTTGAGGAAGGTCAGGACCGCGGGCATCTTGCCGCTGCCCTGCGGGACCTCGGTGGCCTGCTGCTGCGCCATCACGTCACGCCCCGAAGTCCATGGCCTGGCGGCTCTGAGGCTGTGGCCGCGGTCCGCCGAACTGGTTCAGCTCCGGCTCGTACTCCACTGTGTAGGTGATCCACGTCGCGGCCATGTGTGCCGACCCGGCCTGAGCTGCGTTCTTGGCCCGCTTCAGGCCGCGCGCGGTCTTGTTGGCGCGTACCCATGCGGCCGAACGGCCCTCCCCGGGACGCGGTGGCACCTTCCGCAGGGCCGTGCGCAACGTCTCCTCGGCGTAGGCGATATCGACGCTCGCGTCGCGCAATACCCGCCGGCCCCGCTCACAGAGCGCCCTCAGCCCCGAGGCGGACACCACCCCGATGTCGCCGATGCCCTGCTGGCGGCCCCACTGCCCGCCCCCGCCAGCCGCCGCAATCGGGCCGCGGCGGTTGTCGATGTGGACGTGGTACTCCTTCGTGCGGCTCTTGGTCTTGTAGGTGGTGCGGTTGCGCTTCGCCTCACGGGCCTCGGCCCGCTCGCGCGGCGAGGACTGCTTGAGTCGGGGGCGGTCCGCCCACACGCCCGGCGGCAGGAAGTTGTCCGGGGGCTGCGGAATCCGCGGAATCCGCTTTCCGTTGACGGCCATTCGATGTCTCCAAGTTCGGTGTGTGGGGTCAGGCGGCGGTCTTGAGTTCCTGATATCGGGCGCTCACCCAGCCGACGGACCAGCCGGTGAGTTCGGCGGCTTCGCGGACGCTGAGGTCGGCTTCGAAGCTTTCGTGAACGGTCTTGCGGGCTTCGTGCTCGGGGAGCTTCTGGGTGTTCACGGTCTTGGCCGGGCGGGTGTTCACGGGCCGCTTCGGTGCGGCGGCCGGGGTGGTGCGGGCAGGCTGCGCGGGGTGTTCACGGGCCGCGTCCTTGGAGCCGTTCACGGCGTTCACCGCGACGGGCTGGAGGGTGTTCACGGGGGTGTTCACGGCTTGGCGCTGTTCGCGTTCACGAGCGGTGATCGCCTGTTCAAGGAGGGCACGGTCGGTGGCGCTCAGATCGTTCACGGGCGGCTGTTCACGGGCGGGCCGCTCGCGTTCGCCGGCTTCCTGCCGTGCGTCTTCGGCGCGGGCTTTCTCCTCTTCGGCCTGCCTCTTCTGTCGTGCGGCTTCCTCGCGCCGGGTGTTCTCGGCGCGCTCCGCGGCGGCCTTGCGCTCCTCGGCGGCGAGGCGCTCACGCTCCAGGGCGAGCTGGTGTTCACGGGCCTTCTGTTCGCGGGCTTCCTCGCGCTCGGCGCGTTCACGCTCCTGCTGCGCGGCGTGTTCACGGGCCTCGCGTTCAAGCCGCACCACGTGTTCACGCTCGGCCCGTTCACGACGTTCATCGCGTTCAGCGGCTTCGCGTTCAAGGTGTTCACGGCGGGCGCGTTCACGCTCCCGTTCCTCCCGCGCGAGGCGTTCACGCTCCATGCGCTCGGCGCGTTCACGGTCTTCCTTCGCGCGCTGTTCACGGTCGATCCGGGCCTGCGCCGTGGCGATCGCCCGGCGGTAGGCGAGGGCCGCCTCCGCGTTCACGATCAGCAGGAGCGGGGCCGGCATATGAACACCCACACCGACGAGGTCACCCGCCAGCGCGGCGTCGCCGACGTTCAGTACGAGCGTCATCAGCCCGGTGATCCAGCGGAGGATGAACGGCCACACGGCCCGCTTGGGCCGGATGCCGTCCCGGGCGGCCTGAGCGTTTAGCCGGGCCAGGGCGGCGTCGAGGCGGGTGACGATGATGACCGCCGAGTCCACGACGAGCGGCAGGATCGGCGAGGTCCAGATCCAGCCGGGCGGGGTGTGCCCGGCCATGAGCGGGGTGACGGTCAGGACGCTGTAGACGACGGCGCCGATCGTGATGGTCCACGAGCCGATCGTCAGGGTGCGGTCTGCTGCCGCCACCTCGTCGGCGGTCGTCATCTTCGAGGGCCTCACGGCAGGACTCTCCTTGCGGTGGGTCAGTGGGCGGCGATCGCCAGCGCGGCGGCGGCCAGTGCGGGCACGGCGGCGAGCTTCAGCAACAACCCAGCCGTGCGAAGTCGCCGCATCTTGGCGTCGGCGATCTGCGCCAGGGTGATCAGCTCGTGGTAGGGGTCGGCGGTCACGTGCAGCGCCTGGATCAGCTCGGCGCGGGTGCAGCGGGCGTAGTGGATGAAGTTGTCGGTTCCGCTGCCGTTGAGCCGGGGCAGGACCACGTCGAGCAGCAGCCATGCGGCGGCGCCGGCGAGGAGCACGGCGAGGATCGTGGCGGTGGCGGTCGGCCAGCCGCTGCGGATCAGAGTCCCGGCGTTCGACGCGAGCGGACCGGCGACGATCGCCAGGGCGGCCAGGAGGATGCTGGCCTTCGTGTCCGTGCGGGCGATCTCGCCCTGCGTCCTCGCGATCCTCTCCTCGACGCGAGTGGGCGCGGGCTGGGTGGCGGTCATCACGCCCACCTCCGCGGCGGCCCGTCGGGTGTGACCAGCACGTCGCGGGGCAGCGAGCCTTGCGACGGCCCGACCACGCCTTCGGTCTCCAGTGCGTCGAGCACTCGGCAGGCCAGCGCGTAGCCGATGCGCAGTTTGCGCTGCAGCATGCTCGCCGAGCCGTGCTGCGTCTGGATCACCAGCTCGTGGCACAGGCCCATCAGGTCGGCGTCGATCACCGTGCCCACCTCCGCCCGGTCTCGGGCCGCATCGCGATCCACACGAGGGTGGCGGCGAGCGCGGCACCGGCAGCGAGCGGCGTCATCAGAACCCAGCCGACCGCGAAGCCGACCGCGGCGACCGCTACGAACAGGCCGCCGGTGAGGATCTGCGGGCAGGCAACGACCAGCGCGACGGTCAGGGCCATGGCAACCCAGGCGGCGGGACGCATCACGCACCCCTCGTCGCGCGGACCGCAGCGGCCAGCAGCTCGTCATCCAGACGGCGAGCCGCATCGCCCGCCTCGGCAAGGGCGTTTTCCGCGTCACGGACCCGCTGGGGCGACGCGTCGTCGCGCACGGCGGTGGCCACCTCGTTCGCCGCGTCGTTCAGAGCGAAGGTGACCGCAGCCGCTTCGCGGGCCACGCGGGCGAGTTCCGAGGCACCGGGGGCTCCGGAGGACACCCGCAGCAGGCGCCGCAGGGACTTGGTGACCCGGGAGTGTGCCTCCCAGCGGGTGTCACGGCCGGCCGACGGGTGGGCGCCTTCGCGCGCTGCGGTAACCCTGGCGTAGACGGGGCGCCGGTACTCGATCAGTTCGCCGCCGAACGCGTCGGCCGCGTCGCCGATACGCGCCAGGCGCCGAGTGTGAGCCGAGCGGGCGAACGTGGCGTACTGGATCAGGCCGGTGACCCCGGCACCCGCGATCGCCGTGGCCGCGCCGATGATGACGTCGGTGTTCATCACGCCACCCCACCCAGGTCGGCGCCGTACAGCTCGTCGGCCAGCGACGGCTCGCCAGGGTGCTGGCGGTCGTAGTCGGTGGCCTCGTCCAGCAGGCTGCGGCGCACGGCCGGGTAGGCGGCGGTCACGTAGGCGGTCACGATCTGTGCCCGGTAGGTGGCGTGCGGGTCCGGCACCAGCGTCGTGGCGCGGCGGTGGGCCATCAGGTCGGAAGTGGCGGCGGCGTCCGCGTCGGACAGGGCGGTGAAGTCGACGGTCGTAGCCATCGGAAGGACTCCTGTCGAGTCGATATGTCGATACGAGTGGGTGACCGGGCCCGGCAGTGCGGGCCCGGGAAGGGTCAGGTCAGGCCGTCAGTCGGCTCGGGCTCGTTCTCGCGGGCCGCAGAGCCGTGCTGGCGGGCGTAGGACTGGAGGGCGCGGGGCCGGTAGTCGGCGTGAACCAGGGCGAGCACAGCGGTGTCCCAGTAGCCGAGGAAGATCTCGTCGATGTCGGCGACCAGCTGCGGGTCGACCGGGCCGGGCTGCGGGGCGCTCATGACGTCTCCCGGGCCACGATCTTGAACATGTCGCCGTGCGCGCTGTACACCACGTGGACGTCCTCGCCCGCCGCGCGCAGAGCCTCGGCGTAGGCGTCGAGGATCAGGGCCGCCTTCGGGTTGCCGGCGGGCAGCTGGCGCGGAACGGACAGCTCGGCGGTGGTCATGACGTCACCGCCGCGGGCTCGGGTGAGCGGTTCAGCTCGGACTCCGGGATGCGGATCGCGCCACCGGCGCGCTGCTCATCACTGGGGAGCTGCGAGCGGTGCAGGTATTCGCGGACAGCCGACTCGGGGATGCGGAGGCCGCGCGGGCGCACCTTGCCCTGTCCGTGCCTGTGACTCCGAAGCGCGCCGCTGCGTGCCAGTCGGTAAACCGCAGTCAGCGAGAGGTTCAGAGATTCGGCTACCTCGGCGGCTCCGAGCATCCGCTCGACGGCCGATGCCCTGACGGTGTTGCTCATGCTTCTCCCTTCGCGCATGGCTGTCTCGTGGGCTCCGAACTCGGAACCGGTATAGGACCACTTAAGCAGCCCAGGCAGCTTGTGACAACCAGCGGTCTAGGACCAATTTTCCGATCAGCGAAAAGCCCCCACCGTCAGGCAGGGGCTCGCCGCGAGGTATACGCAGCTCAGGACGGGAAGGTATAGATCAGCGTGTAGCTGTCCGAGTCGAGCATCATCTCGTTGACCTCGACGGGGCGGTCTTCCGAATCGAAGGCGGTCCGCATGATGAAGACCACCGGCGTATCCATGGTGACCCCGAGGGTCTTGGCCTCGGCCGACAGCGGCAGCCTGATCTTGACCTCTTCGCGGTAGCGCGCCGGGCCGTGACCGATCTCCTCCAGCCGGGCATAGGACCCGCCGGGCCCCGTATCGCGCTCAGCGATGGCAGTTCCCTCGACGAGGTCGACCGGGTACCACGAGGTGGCCTGCCGGACCGTGCGCCCCTCCGATCGGTACACCCGGCTCCGACACCAAGCCTCCTGGCCCCTTATACCCAAGGTTCCGGCGATCCGGTCCGGCGGCGCGACCTTGCGAACCGTGACCTCTTCATCCCTGCTGCGCCCGGGAAGATCCTTATCCCAGACGGCGCGGCCGGCGCCCCAGTGCTTCTTCGAGAGCCGCTCTACGGCGTCACGCCGGATGCGCTCGAAGGAGCGCAAGTACACGCCAGATCCGCCGCGAGACTCAACGCGATCCTCTGCGCGCAGCACTCGGATGGCGTCTCTGATGGTGTTGCGCGCGGTGGTGAACTCCTCGCACAGCGCACGTTCGCTCGGCAGCTTGCGAGACTCGCTGTACACACCGGATTCGATCCGAGCGCGCAGCTCATCCGCGATCTGTTCGTAGCGCGGCTTCTTGCCCTGCGCTGGATCCGTCACAGCCATCCCTCCTCATCAGGTATACGAACGACCAAGATACCTGTCTACCTGCCCTAATCATTCGGTCGTGTACCAGACATTCAGCTCGGGCAACACAGACACCTTGACAACTGGTCCTATACCGGTGGAGCCTCCTGTTTAGGACGGCTGCACCACGTCAGCGACCGCTGACAGAGGGCGCAGCCCATGCACACCGCAGGGGGCGGTATGGCGACAGCTTCGAGCGGCACCCCGATCCAGATGTTCCAGGATCCCGAAGACTCGATCATTAGCTACTCAACCCCGTTCAAGGGCTACGTGTACGAGCGCGACCCCAAGATTCCCAACTACTGGATCGCCGTGCGCAGGAAGACCGAAGAGGAGATGCAAGCGGAGGAGGTAGCGACATGCCCGACTCGGCCGCGGAGGAGGTGCCACGCGGAAGCGAACGGCTCTGATCTTCAGCGCACCGCCCTGTACCGCCTCCGCGACGCCGCCGGTGAACTGCTCTACGTGGGAATCAGCACCAAACCACCTCAGCGCTGGAGTCAGCACGCCGTCGACAAGGTGTGGTGGCCGGAGGTCGCGGACCTCTCGCTTGAGTGGTTCGACAGCAAGTCTGAGGCCCTTGCCGCTGAAAGGCGTGCGATCCGAGCCGAGAGTCCGCGCCACAACGTCGTGCACAACCAGGCACCTATCGGCTGAACCGTGAGCAGCCCCAGTGACGCCTCCGTCCGCCCGCGCCAGCGGCGGTACCGGACCGGCGCGAGCTGACGTGATGGGGCCTGAGGGTGTTAATTCGCGGTGTTTACACCCGACCCCCTGACCACGCCGTCGCCCGCCGTGAAGGATCGGCGTCGATGAACGCACCTCACCGACCGGTATCGGCCATCTTCAACCCTGGGCTCCTGCAGCGCTTTCTACGTCCGCCCGGCCGCCAGCGCCACCCGCGCCGAGAGGAAGCCGCAGGTGGGCCGCACGGCCTGGACCTGCGGGTTAACGCACTTCGAAGTGCGTTGGGCGGCGCGAGACCCCACTTTTCTCAAAGCTTTGTGTAACGCCCCATAGCTTGTTTCGCCCCCGTTCTCCCGGTGTCTTGTTCCCGTGCCGGTAGGTTCGATCCATCGGTGGCCATCGCCGCCGCAGCACAACGGCCGGGGTGTCCTACCACCCCGGCCGCCGAGACCAGCGGCTGCAACCGCTGGTCAAGAAGCCCGAACTCTCACGAAGGGACTTCGTCATGAAGTCTACGAGTAACCCGCTGCCCTCGACTCCTCCTCCCCCCTCCCCCGCCCACCTGATGACCGCCCCACTGCCGGAGCTACTGGCAGAGCTGCACGTGGACGCGGTTGATGCGGGGACCGATATCCCGGGGTTCGCGGGTCTTATGGCGCCCACCGGCGACGGCGGCCTGGTCCTGCTGATGCCCTCCGATCCGGACCCGGTGGTGTCGGATCTGTTGGTGCGGGGGCTTGTCGGCAAGGCGTTCGGGGTGGCGCTGACTCCGGCCTGATCGCGACCTGATCGTAGAGAAGTCCCGCCGGTTCGCCCGGCGGGACTTCTCTACGATCAGAGATCCAGCAGCACCCACAGCCGTCGCCCGTCGGGGGCGTTGTCGGTGCCGCAGCTGGAGGCGCCGAGTTTGGCGAGGCGGGGCAGGACGGTGTCGTCGGGCGCGGGTCCGGGCTGGTGGCTGAGCACAAGCACAAGGGCCTGTTCATGTTGGTCGGCGAGATGGAGACTGACGCGCCGACCGCCGTCGCCGACCGCGGCTTTCACCATGAGGGTAACCATGGCTCCGACCGCATCACCGTCCGGTCGGTACCCCCACTGTTGAAGCTGCCGGATGACGCGCTTGCGCGCCCCGGTCGGCGCCCATGGCTGAGATTCCAGCGGCCAGTTGACACCGCGCCGGTTGGCCATGCTCACCCGTTGCCGGGCCGCGGGCACCGGGGCGGTCTTCGGTTCGTTGGGGCGCGGCGGCTCCACCGGACGTTTTGGTGGGGGTGGCGTCTTCGGCGGGTAGTCGGGCCGGTGTTCGGCATTCAGCGGCGGCGCCACGGCGGCCTCCCGTGCAGAGCGATGCGACACGACGACCGTACCCCTGCGAGCAGTTCGGGGGACTTGCTCCGTCCAGGGTTCCGCCTGCGGGCGCAGCGTCACACCCCCAGCGCGCCGCGCCGTTTCAGGTCGTCGACGACGCGGCGAGTGATCTCCCGGATTTCGGCTGCGGTGAGGGTGTCGGAGACGGTGACGACGGCGTGCGTAATCACCCGTCCAAGGTCCTGTTCATCGAGCCCTTGAACCGAGCCCTCCCACTTCGGGGCGGCGGACGCCAATGTCGGTTCGCCGCCGTTGAGGATGTCGCGGCAGGAGCCAGACGCCCATCCGAGGGCGTGGTCGACCTTGCTATAGGTCACATCCCGGACGGCCTCTCCAGCTTCCACCTTCGCGTAGGTGGTGACCGTGGTCTCCGCGGCGCGCGCCGCCTCGATCTTCGTTATGCGCAGCTCGACGCGGCGCTCGCGCACCAGCCGGGCGAGCCGCTGACACGTCGCCCTGTCTGTAGTGGTGGTCATACCGAAAGGATGCCAGAACCTACGAAGAACAGGAAGGTCCAGAAAGTTTTTACTAGAAACGCCTAGTTACATGCTGCCGTTCGGAGTAGCTTCTAGTAGCGGAACTGGCCGTAGCACGCCTGACCGACCTGAGATGCCGTGCGCCCGGATGCCGCCGGACGCACGGCCAGTGCACAACTCCCGCACCCATCGAGAAGAGGAGTTGGACCATGTCCATGGTCCCATCCCTAAGCGCCCCCATGGCGTTCACCTTCCCCGAGACCGCGCAGCAGGTGCGGTCGATGTTGATCGACGGCGAGCCGTGGTTCGTCGGCAAGGACGCTTGCGATGTCGTGGGCATCAGCAAGTACCGCGACGCCCTCGCTCAGCTCGACGAAGACGAGAGGGTGTCCGCGGCCGTGGACACCCCTGGCGGAGCCCAGCGAATGGTCCTCGTGTCCGAACCGGGCGTGTACGCACTGATGCTGATCTCGCGCTCGCCCCGAGTGAAGCCTTTCCGCCGCTGGGTCACGCACGAGGTGATCCCGCAGATCCGGAAGACCGGCCGCTACGAGCAGACGCCCGCTCCCCCTCGGGAGATGACGAAGCTGGAGGCGCTTCAAGCGGCGCTGGAGTCGGAGCAGGGCAAGCTCGCCGCCGAGGCCCGCGTCAAGGAGCTGGAGGCCCCGGCCGCGGCGTGGAACGTCCTCGCCGACGCGTCAGGCGACTACTGCCTCCGTGACGCCGCCTTCATCCTGAACCGCGACCCCGCGATCTCGACGGGGCAGCACCGGCTGATGAAGTCGATCCGGGAGCTGGACATGGTCGACCGCAAGGGCGTGCCCTACGCGAAGCACACCGCGCACCTGAAGGAACGCATCCAGACCTACCGCGACCCGCGCACCGACGAGGTGAAGCTCGCCCGGCCCCAGATCCGCATCACCGTTCGCGGCCTGCAGTACTTGCACGGCAAGCTCGGCGGGGTCGCTCCGCTGCGGTACGACCAGCCGGAGCTGGGTCCGGCGGCCTGACGCTCCTGTGCGCGCCGCGTGCGCCGTCGCTTCTCCGGCTGTGCGCGAGCACCCTCAGAACGGACGGAGGGAGTGCGTCATGGCGGAGTGCGAGCACGATTGGGTTCCGTGGAGCGGCGCGCAGCGGTGTCGGCGGTGTGGCGCCACGCAGCGGTAGCTTGCTCGTTGAGCATGTGAGGGGTCGCTCCTGCGGCCCCTCTTCTCGTCGCGAGGGGGCCGTGGTGCCGCGTACTGCTTGGGGAGACCTGCCGTCGGAGACTCGCGCGGTGGTGGAGGCGCACACCGGCCCGGTCGACGCCGTGCGGGAGGTCGCGGACGGCTTGACGTGCCGGACCGCGGCCGTGCTCAAGGCCGGCTCGGGCCAGGTGTTCGTGAAGGGCGCGCCGGCCGATGATGCGAGGGCGCGGGCCGGCCAGGCGATGGAGGCCGCGGTGAACGCGGCGACGCGCGGCGTGGGGCCGCGGCTGCTGTGGCAGGTAGTCGCCGGGGGCTGGGACCTGCTGGGCTTCGAGTACGTCGAGGGTCGGCACGCGGACCTGGCGGCCGGCTCGGGGGACCTGGCCCTGGTGGCTGATGTCCTGCGGGCGGCTCAGGCCGTCCGGGCGCCAGCGGGCGTGCCGTCGTTCGCCGACCGGTTCGTCGGCGTCCTGTCTCCCGAGCGGCTGGAGCTGCTGCGCGGCGACACCCTGCTGCACACCGACACGAACCCCCACAACCTCCTCGTCGGCGATGACCGGGTGTGGATCGTGGACTGGGCGATGCCTGCGGCCGGTCCGGCGTGGGTGGACGTCGCGTACACGACGGTGCGGTTGATGGAGGCCGACTGCCCGCCGCGCGAGGCGCTGGCGTGGGCGGCGCAGTTCCCGAGCTGGACGGCGGCCGACCCGCGCGCCGTGGAGGCGTTCGTGGCGGGCACCTGCCGCCTGTGGGAGCGGCAGATCGGGGCCCGCGGGGCACGGCCGAGCAACGCCCGCTTCACCGCCCTGGCCGTCGCCGCGTGAGCATAGAATCTCCCCATTGCCCCGAAAGGATCCGATCATGCGCCCGCAGCGTTTCCAGAACTTCGTCGTCGACGTGCTGAAGAACGGCGGCGCGTCCCGCGTGCAGCTGCTTTCCGAGGCGGGCGACAGCCGGCACCCCTACGGTGTGGCGGTGGCGGGCCCGGGGGGCGAGTCGCGCTGGCAGATCATCGGCCAGCTGGCGTCCGGCACGCGCCACGACGACCCGGACACGCCCGTGGAGGGCCAGCCCGCGCCGGCCGTCGAGCCGCAGGCGGGCGACAACGCGGAGGGCTGGCTGGCGGCGGTCCTGTCGGGCGCGGAGTCGCCGGAGATCGAGCGGATCGAGCGGTGGTCGACGCGCGAGGGGCAGACGAGCCAGGGCGTGACCGTGTGCTTCCACAACACGGCGAAGGTGTTCCTGCGGAAGATCTGAGCCAGCACAGCAAAGAGCCCCCGCCTCGGCGGGGGCTTCGTCGTGCGTCGAGGGCCCCGTGCCGCCGTCATGGGTCTCCGCTTTCACGACCGTCCGTCGGCAGTCCAGCGAGCTGAAGAGTATGACTGCCGCGCACTTAAGCTGACACTAAAAAGGTTGCCAGTTAGATGACACCCCCGGATGATCTATGCATCGGCAGCTCGGGAGGGTCCGGCCTCTTCTTATTGCTGGGCGCGTGACGGGCGAGGATTTTCAGAGGGTAGGACGGTGATCCGGTATCGAACCACTGCCTTCTGATTCGAAAATCCCGCGTCTTCTTCGGTTTTGACGAGCCTTGCATGAGCGCAAGAATCCGACTACAAGGAGCGTATTACGTGAATCGCAATACCCTGCGCACGTCCGCAGCAACCGTGATGGCGGCGGTCGCCTTCGGCGTCGCTGCGCCTGCCGCGACCGCCGCAGAAGCCCCCAGCACCCCTGCGGCTCAGTCGACGCTCAGCGCCCCTCACGCGCGACAGCTGCTGGCATCGCCTGAGATATCCGCGGAGCTTGGCGCAGAGGGGCGAGCTGCTGTCGCGGCGGTCGCTGCTGGCACGGCTTCTGCCGCCGAGGAGCGTGGAGCCGCCAGTAGTGCGGGCAAGGCCCTCATTGCCCTCATCAAGAAGCAGGGGGGAGCGTTCTTCAAGAAGGCCGTCAGTGCCGCCAAGGGGGGCGCCGCATCTTTCAAGAGGTGGGCCGAAAACCTGCCGTGGTACCACCCGGTGCGACTTCTCGTAGCTGCTAGCGGCGCAGATGTGATCGACTGGGTCATCAGGCAGATAACCGGCTGACTTCAGTTCACGCCATGACGAATTCGCGTGTGAGTACTGCTCATGGGCCCAAGTCGGTAGAAGCCAACCTGTGGGGTTCGGCTCTGGTGTTCTCCTGCCTGTGTCTGCTGTCACGGGTGGGTCGGACGGCTGCGCTTTTCGACTGGCTCGACAACAGCACTGTCGTCCTCTACCTGCTCGGATGGGTCGGCCCAGTCGCCGCCCTCGCTGCGTGCATCGCCAGGAGGCGCAAACCGTGGCCCGGGGCCGTGATTCCCGTAGCAGTACACGCCGCTTCGGGGCTGGTCTACGCGACAATCGGGTGGAACTGACCATCCCGTCCGCACCCGCCGCTTTCCGGAGCAATGCAGAAGGCCCCCACCCGGCGGTCGCCGGGTGGGGGCTCTTTCGTTACTCATGGCTGCGTAACCGGCCGACTCCCGGCCCCGTTCTCTCACCGTGACCGATGACGACCTGGCCGCCCTGCACGCCCTGCTGGACACGGACGACCCGCGCCTGCCGCTGGTCACGGCGGGTGAGGCGCGGGCCGCGGTGGCACTGCTGGCCGAGGTGGGCCGGGGCGAGGACGGGGTGGCGGCGCTGGCCCGCCGGTGGTCGGCGAACGTGGCGCGACGGCTCGCGTCAGGCTGACCGGCGGGTGCGGTCGATGGCCCGGCACTCCAGGGCATCCGCCTCGTAGTCGATGACCGCTGCGGCGCTGTCGAGGTCGCATTCGGGGTCGTCGGCGAGGGTGCGGCAGGATGCGGCGATGGCCCGCAGCAGCGCCACCACCGCGTCACAGCCGAGGTACGGCTGCCCGTCCGTACCGGTCACGATGGGCAGGCGCATCGCGGCCGGCCGGACGGGGTCGTCGTCGGTCACGTCTCGCCTCCACCCCGCCGTACCTGGTTGAGTACAGCCTGGCTGCGCGCCAGGTTCTCGTCGGTCCTCTTCAGGGTCCTTCGGGTGCGGCGGTTGATCCGCCACGCCAGAAGCGACATGACCAGAGCGGCGAGGCTCAGAACGAGCGCGGCGAATCCTGGGACGCTCACGCGGCGCTCCTTTCGGCCCGGTCGGCGAGCGGCAGGTCGAAAAGGTCAGCGTGCCCGTACTGGGTACCGCAGGTGCGGCACTTCTCGCCGGGGGTGGAGACGGTGAACGGGAGGGTCGCGCCACAGCCGCACAGGACACGGACTTTGCGTTCCGCTTGTTCGCCGGTGACCATGCGGGCGGCGTGGCTGTGAAGGGCGCGGAGTTCACGGTGCAGATCGGCAACGGCGGGGAACGACGCGTAGACCCACGGGGCGTTGGCGGTCAGGAAGCTGACTACTCCGGCGAGGGTTTGTCGCAGGTCGCCCCGGAACACCGCTGCCGTGTAGCCGAGTTCGTCCCGCACTGCAGCCTCCCAGTCGGCGAGGACGGTCACCAGCCCGCCGCGGGCCCGCAGATCCAGCACGTGCAGCGAGCACGGCAGCGGCGCGCCGCGCGTTCCGGATACGCGCCCGTCGCCCCGCCCCGGGCCCGGCTCGAGGAGGTCGCCGAGCTGGTCGTACAGGCCCGGCAGGGCGCTGAGCATCGCGGTGCCGCGGTCCTGGCAGATGCGGCACGCGAGACGGTCCCACTCGTCATCGCGAAGACCGCGCATGCAAATCGTGCAAACTGGGTTGACGGCGTCGCGGTCGTGCATGGCGGTCTCCTTGCGTTCGTGCGGGCGGGGTCAGGAGGCTTCGTCGAGGAGGTCGAACAAGGTGGGTTGGCCGTGCGGGCCAGCGGACACCGGCAGGTCGGTGACCACGGGCTTCGGCGCTGCGCGTTGTTGGGCGCGTTCCAGAGCTCGGGCTACGGCGTCGAAGGCCGCGGTGGCCTTGCGCAAGCTGTCAACGATCTCGCGTGCGATGGCCGCCGGATCACCGAAGTCCTCGGGCCCGGAGACAGGCTGCTCGTGCGTCGGCCACACCAGCGGCCGGACGGCGGCGCTGCGCGTGGCGGGAATGGCCACGAGGATGGTGCCCACCCCGGTGCCGGATTCGGCGAACGCCTTCTCCGGCAGCATCTCGGCCTGTCCGCCGCGCTGTTCGACGAGGTTGCGAAAGGCCGCGGCGGCGCCTTTCTGGTAGCTGACCGCCTGGGACATGACGGCGACGAGCAGGCCGTCCGGCTTCAGGAACCGCAGCGCGTGCTGGACGTGCTCGACGTCGGCGCCGCGGGTGAACGGCGGGTTCATCACCACCCGGTCGTAGACCGGCTCCGGCGCCACGGTCAGGAAGTCGGCGACCCGCACGGTGCGGGCCGCGCCGGTGTCGGCGAGGACGGCTGCGTACCCGGGGTCGCGCTCGATGCAGTCGACCACAGCCCCGCGCGCCGCTGCTGCGCTGGCGATGGCGCCGGAGCCGGCCGACGGCTCCAGCACCTCCATGTCCGGACGCAGGTCCGCCGCCGCGAGCAGCCGGTCGACGACCGCGGCGGGCGTGGGGAAGTACTGCGCGTCGTTGCGTTTCTCCCGCAGCGTCACGACCTCACCGGTGGCGAGCACCGGGGCTACGGCCTCGGCCGCATCCACCGGGAACACGTGAGCTCCCGCCTGCTTCGTCCACCGGCCGCCGACAGCCTCCAGGACCTCGTTGATCCGGCCGTACAGCTTGGGGTCCATGCGCGGCCCGGCGAGCACCAGCCGCGGGCCGTCAACGGCGGCGCTGGCCAGGCTGTGCAGGATGTCGTCGGCGACTTTCACTTGCTCTCCTCGATCGGGTCAGGGGCGGGTGATGTGCAGGCGGCGCCGTCCGCCGCCGGGCACCTGGTCGGCGACGACGTGAAATCCGGCGGCCCGCAGCTCGGCCGTGTACTGCTCCAGGCAGGCTTCCTCGCCGGGCCCGTCGTGGAAGACGTTGACCTGACGGCGGCCGGACTGGACGGCCCGGTAGCCGGGATCCCAGCCGTAGTCCGGGTCGTACTCGGACGGCCCGTAGCCGCCGTCGGCGAGGACGGTGGCGACGTCGCGGGCGCGGATCACGCGGGGCATCAGGCGGCCTCCTTCGGCGACGGCCCCGCAGCCTGGTGGCAGGGGCAGATGCACGGCGCCTCGCAGAACTTGCAGCGGGCCGGGCGCTTGGCCCCCGCCAGGCCGGTCATGGACTGGCAGTAGCCGTGCTCGCCGTGCAGGCAGCCGGTCGACAGGTACGTGTGGCCTCCCTGGCCCTCTGGCGGCCTCTCGGCGCCCCGGACGGGTTCAGCCCCGTCTGGCGACTCCGGGGCCGCCTCGCGGGCGCTCAGGGCCTGCCGGGCCCGTTCCAGCTCGGCGTACAGCGCGTCGAGCTGGTCGTCATTGATCTGCGAGGCGTTCGGGCGAGTAGTCACCGGTCGTCTCCTTCGGTGCGCTGTGCGGGCAGGCGTCCGAGGCGGGTGCCGGACGGGATGGGCAGCGGCGTCCACAGGCGGGTGACGGTGAACTCGTCGATCCAGGCGTCGGCGTCGAGGCGCTGGCGCCACGTGCCGTGCAGGTGCAGGCGGGTGCCGACCGCCAGCGCGTGCACGTAGCTGACGGCGAGGTTGGTGTGCTCGTCGCGCAGCACCACGTGGTGCACGTCCGTGCCGCCGTAGCGGCCCTCGGGTGTCCAGCGCTTCACCGACAGCCGGAAGCGCAGCTCCGGCACCGTGTCGTCACCCCGGACCAGGTACGGGCGCTGGACGGCCGAGACAGTTCCGGTCAGCGTGCGGGGGCGGGTGTCGGGCATCAGGCGGCCTCCCCGAACTCACGCTGCGCCGCGGGCAGCAGGCCGACAGCCTGTGCCGCCGCGACGAGTCCGGCTTCGTCGGTCCGCAGGCGCCTGCGGATCCGGTACAGGTAGGTGGCGACGGTCTTGCGCTGGAGGCGGAAGCGGCGGCCGATCGCCGCACGGTCCATGCCTGCGGCGAACGCCTCCAGGATCTTCTGCTCCTGCTCGGGCAGGCGGGGCGGCCACACGGTGCCCAGTGCGGCATCCCGTTCCCGGTTGCGCCGCCGCATGGCGCTGCGTGCCGCGTTCCGGCATGCCGGGCACGGGCCGTCGGGGTCGTAGCGGCGGTGCCACTGGGCACCCGCCTCGGTGCCGCACACGGGCCGGATGTCCTCCGGCTCCGGCTCGGTCTCAGGCGGGCAGCCGGCCGCGGTGCGCTCGACAGTGGTCTCGGCACCCCATACGCCGGCGGCGCGGTGCTCGCGCGCCCACTGGCGGCAGGCGAGCATCAGCGGGCAGTCCAGGCACAGGTCGACGGCAGCGTCGTCGCTGGAGTGGAAACGAGCAGGCTGCAGTGCGCACGGTGTACGGGCGGTGGTCCCGGCGAGGAAGTCGGGGTGGGTGATCGGGGTAGCCATGGCGGGGTTCTCCTCTCAGAACAGGCGGTCGGGTCCGGGCGGCGGGGTCGCCGCCGGTGCGGTGGCGCGGGTGCAGTGGTGGTCGGCGACGACCAGGTGGGCGCAGGTGCCGCCGGCGATGTGCCAGCGGTCGCGGATCAGCAGCCGCGGCGGCAAGTGCGGGTGCAGGCGCAGGCAGTAGGTGAACCGTCCGGCAAGCCGCGCCTGAAGCTCGGCCGCGAGACCGAGCGGGTACGGATCGGCGCGGACATCAACGGCGGCGGTGCGGCCGGCCAGGGCACGCAGAACCGGGGCGCGGCAGCGCGGGCACTGCTGGGCGCGCGGCCGGTCGCTCTGCGGCGCGGACGTGTCGAGCCAGGTGGGCGGATTCCGTTTAGGGGCTGGCACGGCGCTTCACCGCCCCTGGCAGTGACAGCAGTGACAGTAAAACGGCGTTCTGCATATAACTCCTCCACCTGCGTGTGCGTGTGCGCGTATGCAGTGGAACCCGGGGATTACTGTCACTGCTGTCACTGCAAGGCCGTGACCTGCAAGAACGTCGGTTTTTACTGTCACTTTTTCGGTCACTGCTGCTGTCACTGCGAGGGGGGTTACTGTCACTGCCTCAGTCGTTGTCATGTCCCCACCCCTCGTCTTCAGCGGCGAGCAGTGACAGTCCGAGGTAGAAGGCGCGGCCGTTACTGTCACTGCGGCTGATCCCCCTCCGCTTCAGCTCCCGGCCGAGCGACTGCGGCTTGAGCGGCGTCTCCCCCTCGGCGTGGCACCACGTCTCGTAGGCGGCGCGCAGCTTCTTCGTCTCCAGGCGCACCACGTCGGTGGTGGCGCGCATGCAGCACGCGTCCAGGAACCGGCCGAGGGCGTCTTCTTCGTCGGCGTAGGCGCGGGTGGCGGCCATGACGGACTCGGGAGCGCGCAGGCCGCCGCCGAAAACGTCCACGGCCCCCTGGACGACCCAGGCGAGAATGCCGGGGCCCTCCTCGTCGACGAGGAGCCGCGACAGATTCTCGATCTTCTTGTGCTCGGGGACCTTGTGCAGGAACGGCACCAAGCGAAGGCGCCGCCAGAACGAGTCCCCGCCCGCCTTGACTTCGGGCTGGTGGTTGCCCATCAGCCACAGGTGATGCGTGGGCTCGAAGGTGAAGAAGTCCTGGCGCATGAAGCGGGCGCGGATCGCTTCCCCGCCGGTGAGTTCCTTCATCTTGGCCTCGTCGAACCGGGCGTCCTGGTTGACCTCCGAGGCGATGACCAGCCGCAGCCCCTGCAGCTGTGCGAGTTCGGCGGAGTGCTCGTTCTTCCCGGCCATCAGGAACGCCGCGGGGGCAGGCGCGGCGTAGTCGCCGAGCAGGCTGCGCAGCACGTCCATCAGCACGGACTTGCCGTTCTGTCCGCCGCCGAAGAGGAACGGCAGGATCTGGTAGCGCACGTCGCCGGAAGCGGAGTAGCCGGCCAGGCGCTGCACGAACGCGGCCATCTCGGCATCGCCGCCGAAGGTGTCCTCCAAGAAGGCATCCCAGCGCGGGGTGGCCATCTTCTCGGGCGCCACCGCGGCGGAGCGGGTGTGCATCTGCTGCGGATCCGGCGGGGCCAGTTCGCCGGTGACCAGGTCGGCGACGCCGCCGGGGGTATTGAGCTCCATCCGGTGGCTGTCGAGGCTGGAGGCGCGGGCGACGATCCGCTTGTCCGAGCACGCCTGCTGCAGGGAGGCGGACGTGCCGCGCGCGGAGAGGCTGTAGGCCCGATGCCTGCGCTCGGGAGTCTCCGCGGCGGGCAGGTCACGGGCGATGGCCTTCATCAGCTCCCGGACGTGGCCGGCTTCGTCCCACCCCCACCGGTGCCCCTCCCAGATCAGCCACTTGGAGCGCTCGGGCACGTAGCGGATCTCGTGCTCGTGGGCGTCGACGAGGCGCAGGGCGTTGCCGTCGTCCGTGAAGGAGTACGGGCCGGCGTCCGCGGCAGGCTCGGGCTCGTCGACCTTCAGCGCCGCGGTGCCGTCGACGGGCGGCGGTGCGGCAGGGCTGTCCCGCTGTGCGGGCACGGCCGCAAGGTGCCGCTCGGGGGCGGTGCCGTAGCCGCGGCGGCGCAGTTCCTTGGCGGCACCGCTGTAGTCGCCGCGGTGTTCGAGCAGGGCGTGGGCGGCGAACTTGGTGTAGGGGCGCTCGGGGTCGAACTCGGTGCTGGAGGAGAAGACGTACAGGCGGTCGCGGTCGTCGGCGTGGCCGGTGGTGGCGGAGATGCCCAGGCCGTTCTTGCCGGGCCGCTGCCAGTAGCGGGTGCGGCCCCGCTGCCCGAGCAGGCGCCAGCCGTGCGGGGTGAGGATGTCGGTCCAGTCGGCGCGCTGCTCGAAGTCCTCGCCGGGCTTCAAAGAGCCGTCCGCGGCCGGGGCGGCGGCGCGGAAGAACGCCTCCTGCACCGGATCCGCCGGGGCCGGAAAGATGGCGGCGGGCATGGTGTCGAGGGTGCGGGCGACGCTGTGCAGCGCCTCGCGCTCCTCAGCCGTGACGACGGTGAGGGTCTCCGGTGCGCCGGCGAGCAGCTGGTAGGGCAGGCCGGTCTCGTGCACGGGCCCGGCGGAGGGGGCGACGACGACGAAACCGCCCTCGCCGCGGGTCTCGACAAGATCGCGCACGAAGACCTTGCCGGGCTTGTTCGCGAGCACCTGCCGCTCATCGCCGGTCAGCTCGTCGGCGCGGGCCGGGCGGCGGGCCAGCTTGGTGTTGCCCGGCACCGGCTGCCCGTCCAGGCGGTACAGGACGTGGATGCCGCCGGACGGGGAGCGCTCCAGGTAGCCGGCGGCCACCCGCTTCCAGATGCCGCCGAGCCCGGAGTCCTCGGCGATCTCGCCGAACTCCTTCAGGACGCCTTCGGCGACGGCGCGGCCCTCGAACTCCAGCATCTCCAGGCCGCCGGAGACGGCGCCGCACACGATGCCGAGCCCGGGGTGGCCGCCGGTGAACCAGGCGCGCAGCTGCTGCTCGGTGGCACGTTCCTTCTGGTGTGCTGCCCAGTTGCCGAGCGGCCGCTTGGTGCCGTCGGTGGCCACGCGGACGACGCTGGCGCCGGCGGCGTGCCAGGCGAGCGCGGCACGGAGGGTGTCCTGCGGTGGCTCGGTGCTCAAGGCGGTGCTCCTTGTCCGGTGGTACGCGAAGGCGGCGGCCTCGGTGCCCGCCCCGGGCGTCGGACCCGGGGCGCCGGCCTGGTTACCGGGCGGGCGGGGTGGTGCGGTGGCGCGGCTCAGAACGGCGGGGGCTCGGTGCTGCCGCCGTTCGCCGCAGACGCGGCCTGACGCTGCTGGCCCTGCAGTTGTGCGAGCAGCGCCTTCACGGCCGGGTCGTTCAGGTCCGGCTGGCCCGGTGCCGCGGACGCGGCCGGGGCGGTGATCTCGCCGGTGGTGGTGTCGACCCCGGTGGGCGCCGCGGGCTCGGGGGTGTTCAGCTCGGCCTGCGCGGCCGGGGTGTACTCGGCGGCGTACTCCTTGGGCGGGTTGAACCGCGGGTTGCTCGCGGTGCCGTTGCGCACGTAGGTGACTTTCAGGACGCCGCCGACCTCCAGGCCGCGGGCGCCGGAGGCCCGCACGGCCTGCTGGATCGCCTGCTTCATCTGGCCCTTGACGTAGATGCGGCGCGAGCCGTCGTCGTCCGTGTCGGCCGGGTCGCGCTGGTCGGTGGCCAGCGTCACCGACAGCTGCATGCGCGGCTGGCCGTCGTTCCAGAACAGCGGCTCGCCGGTGGAGAAGTCCTTCTGCTGCTGCACGACGGGCTGCTCGCTGATGCGGCCGACGACGAAGGCGCCGGGCTGCTCGAACCGGGCGGACTTGGCGCCGCCCGCCATCAGGAAGGAGTTCGCGTCCAGGGGAGTGCTCATGAGTTCCTTTGCTCCTTGGGAGAGGTGGGATTGATCACGCCGACTTCTGTGAATCGGCGAGCTTTTGGGCGGCGTAAGCCGCTCGTTTCCGGGTGTTGATGAGTTCGCGATTTTCGGCGCGGTGGGCTCGGTACGCCGAACGGCGGCAGGTGCGGCAAGCTCGCCCACCCGAAGGGGCGAGATAGCTGTTCATGCCTGTCAGCGGATGCCCCTGGGGGCAGTGCGTTTTGCGCGCGTTACGTCCGCTGAACCCGTTCCCACGACGGAGGTTCTCCGCCTGACTGACCGGTTCTAGGTGCCACGGATTCACGCACTGGGCATTGCGGCAGAGATGGTCAAGGACAAGCGATTCCGGGATCGAAGCTCGGAGATATTCGTATGCCCATCGGTGCGCTAGTACGTTGCGGCCCGAGGCGTAGAACCTGCCGTAGCCGTTGCCGGCGCCCCGCCAGATCCAGCAACCGGCCACGTTTGCTCCGTCGACCTTTTCCCAGAAGCGCTCCTCGGTGGTTTTCACGCGACCAGCTCCTCGAAGCCGTGCCGCCTGACTTGCTTCATGACGCCGGGGCATCCGGAACTCAGGTCACTGGAACCGGGCCGGAACCACGGGCACCACTTGCATTTGGCGTCTTCCGGTATGGGGATTTCCGACCAGCGCTCCGGATTGGCTTCGGGGTCCAGCGCCAGCAGGCGCGTCTTGATGCGGTCGAGCCGCTCCAGGGCGTCGAGCGCCACCTGACGCTGGTACTCCTCGGTCCAGACGTGGACGCGCAGTTCGTGGTGGCGGGCCACGAAGACGATGGCTACTCGCTCCGGCGATTCTCCGGCGTTCTCCTGGCCGAGGCCGTAGAGGTGCGCTTGTACGCGGTATTGCACCCCGGGACCTTTACGCCGGTACGCGTCGAAGCTGGAGACGCCCACGAGCTTCCAGTCGAGGTTGGTCCGGGTCAGCCGGTCGTACAGGTCGGCGGACCCCGTGACATCGAATCCGAGGACGGTGCTGCCGGCTTCGCGGACGGTTACCCGCTCTTCGATCCGGTAGCGCGGGCGCCCATCCGGCAGTACGGCGTTGCGGCCGGTGAAGACCTCTTCCATCCAGCCGTGGAAACCAGTTCCGATCACGCTGGCGATGGGGTCGTGGTCGGTGTTGCAGACCGGCCACTCGAAGAGCTTGTAGGTGAGCTTGCGTTCGCACGGCTCGCCGACCTCGGAGGGACCGATGCGGGTCTGCCGGGAGCGGGGGCTGTTGTTGGCGGCGTCGGTGATGAGGTCGGCGACGCGGGCGGCGAGCGCCTGGCCGGTGGCGTCGTTACCGGTGGCGATCACGCGGTGGCCTCCGTGGGCTGCAGGAGGAAGACGGCTGCCTGCGCGCCGAGGTAGCGGGTGTAGGCGGGCGGGATGCACTCCCGGATGCCGTCGCGGGTCATCCACGGGACGCTCATGTCCGCCTTCACATAGGGGACGTTGGAGAAGTTGCCGACCGCGTGATACCAGTCGCCGGGCTTCAGCGGGCGGCCCATCTTGACCGTGCGGCGGGTGTGCTGCGGATGCTCCGGCGCAGTGAGCGGGAAGGAGGCTTCGAAGAGGCGGTGGCGGTAGGTATGCAGGCCGAACGAAGCCCCGCACAGGGTGATGGGGTCACGGAGTTCGGGGGCCGCCTCGGGTACGTTTTCGATGATCCACGGCCGCCCCGTGGACTGCATCGCCTCGCGGGCCGGACCGATCAGCCTGGGATGTGTGCGGCCCTGGATGCGCTGACACAGGCTGTGCGCCTGGCACGGCGGTGACCCGGCGGTCAGGTCGTACTCGTGGCCGTGCGCCCGGATGTACTCGATTGCATCGCCCTGGATGAAGGTGAACGGGTAGCGCGGCTGCGGGGCGGTGTCGACGCCGGTGACGTCGAACCCGGCGAGGTACCAGCCCATGGCGCTGCCGCCCTGGCAGCAGAACGGGTCAAGCAGCGTCAGCCCGTTCGGCTCACGGGCGGGAAGGGGGAAGGCGTTCACGCCGCCTCACCGCCTTCGGCCTCGCGCAGTACGGTGTCGGTGTCGGGCATGCCCATGGCGGCGCGCAGCAGGTCGGTGAACTGCTCGCCGGTCATGGTCACGAACCAGGCCCCCGGGTTGCCTCGGCCTCGGCGCTTGTGCCACACGGCGGCGACTTCGGCCCGGTCGTTCTCGCCTTCGATCTCGGCCTCGTCGACCCAGGAGGCGAGTTCGGTGCGGGCGCAGTTCTTGACCTCCAGGACGGTGCCGGGGATGCCGGCGATGTCGCCGCGGTCCTGGCTGCCGCTGAGGGCGCGGCGTTCGGCCTGGACGAAGCCGCGGCTGCGCAGGTAGGCGACGACGGCGCTCTCGGCGCTGGTGCCCTTCTTCTTGGAGGCGCTCACTGGCTGCTCCCTTCGCACAGGCGCCGGTACTCGGCGTCGATGTCCTCGTCGGCGGACTGGGTGGTGGTAGCTGCGGCGGCGCGGGCGGTGCGCTGGAAGGCGCGGCGCCGCCGTCGGCGCCGCAGGGTGGTGACGGCGAGCCATGCGGCGCCGATGAGGCTGCCTCCGGCGGCGGCCAGGAGGACGGCGTGCGCGGTGGCGACGGCGATCTCGTGCAGGGTGTTCACGCGGTGTCGCCTCCTTCGATGGAGCCGATCCACGTGCGGCACAGGGAGTTGCGGACGGTGGCGCGCTTGGATCGGGCCACGCCATGGGGTTCGATGACGCCACCCCGGTGGGCGGCGGCGAATTGCGGGCCCCAGTGGTTGGGGTGGCGGGGTTCGCTGACCAGTCCGGCGGCGACGAGGTCGGCGGCCTGGAACGGCAGCATGAGGGTGGCGGCCACGGCGATGCCCTTCTGGCATTCGGCGGCCCACGCGGTATCGGTGTGGGCTGCGGCGTCGTCCATGCCCTGCTGCTGGGCGGTGTCGGCGGCGACCGGGTCCACGACGGCGGCGGCCTCGGGCGACGTGGTCATCGCACACCGCCGTTCGCGCCGATGATGACGGCGCCGCCTTGGCCCATGCTGTTGCCGACGCGGTACGTGGCGGCCACGTCGAAGGGGTGCTCAGCATCGTCGGCCTGCGGCATCAGGTACTGGAGGTTGCCTTCGAAGCTGTCGCCGGTGGCGACGCGGGCGCGGATGTCGTCGAGGAGGGCGACGAGGTCGCCGCGGCTCATGTTTCGCATGTGACCTGCTTTCGGGTGTGGTCCGCCCGGCCGCCCGCGGGGAAGGGCGGGCGGCCCGGGCGGGGCGGTGGGTGTCAGGCGGCGTCGGGCTTGCAGAGCACGGCGATCACTGTGTTCACGCCGGTTCCGGCTTCCTTGAACGCGCCCTCGGGCAGCGGGCGCAGCTCGCCGTCCAGTGCTTCGATGCGGGATCGGAAGGCGACTGCGGCCGACGTCTGGCGGAACGTAATGCCGGCGGACATCACGGCGGCGAGCCGGCCGCCGGGCTTGAGCGCCTGGAATGCGTGCTCCACGTGAGCGATGTCGGCCTGCCGCGCGAAGGGCGGGTTCATCACGACGCGGTCGTAGACGGGCCGCGGGCTGGTGGTCAGGAAGTCCGCCACCAGGACGGTGATGTCGCGGTGGTGAGCGTCCGCGATCGCTTCCGCGTGGTCGGCCTGGATTTCCACGCAGTCGACGACGGCCCCGGCTTGGGCGGCAGCGAACGCGATGGCGCCGCGGCCGGCGGACGGCTCCAGGACCCGCATTCCCGGCTCGATCCCGGCGATGTCGATGAGCTGCTGTGCGATCGGGGCCGGTGTGGGGAAGTAGCCGAACTGCTGCCGTGTGCTGGTGACCTCACCGGTGAGGATGATCGGCTCTATCGCGTCGGCGGCATCGCCGCCGAAGAGGTGGGCGCGCTCACGGCGGTTCCATTTGCCGCCCGCGGCTTCGATCGTCTTGGCCGTGTCGAGGTACAGCTTGCGGGACAGGGCGCCCGTGAGGATGAGCCGGGAGCCGTCGGTTTCGGCTCGGTCGAGGACCTCAAGGACATTCGCAGGGACCTTCACGGTGTAGCTCCAATGGGTATCAGCCCCGTCTGCGGGGAGGATGCGGGCGACTCGGGCGGTGGATCGCCGGGCCGCCGGCCGGGGTCATCCGGCGGCCCGGCTGTCAGGCGGCGCCGACGTCGGCCTGTCGCTTGCTGGCCGGGTCGACGTAGTACGGTGCGCTGTCGAACAGCCCGTTCTCCTGCGGCGGCATCCGCTTCTCCGCCCGCTTGAAGATCCGGCGCACGGCCCCGTCACACGCCGGGCACAGGGCGATCAGCCGGGAGGCCGGCAGGGACGCGGCGGTGGTGAAGTCCACCGACGGGTCGCGCGGTACGGCGATCAGCTTGATCTCGCCGATCTTGCTGACGAGCATCCCGTTCTCGTGCGGACAGCGCATCTGCCGGCCGCGCCGCTCGGGGTCATGCTTGCTGCCGCACACCCCGCGGCACTCACAGCGGTCCTCGGCGTTCCGCATCACCGTGTTCCACAGGGCGGCTCCGACGAGCGGCGGGCGGGTCATGATGCCGCCCCTTCCTTCTCGGACCAGGCCGCGGGCGCCGCCCGCAGCCGCGCGTTCTCCTCGCGCGCCATGCGCAGGTCTTCGAGGGCGCCGGAGTAGTCGATGGCCGCGGCGTCGAAGTCGGCCTCCAGCCGGGCGTTGGCGGCCCGCAGCCGGGCCGGGGTCTTGCCGCGGTGCCGGGCCCGGGACCGGGCGGCGGCGATCGGGTTCCTCATGCCGCACCGCCCTTCCGGTGCTCGCAGCGGCCGAGGAGGCACGGCTTGGCGTCGCGGCGCCACTGCTCGCGGGTCAGCAGCCGCACCTGGTAGCCGCGCCGGGCCTCGCGGTCCCGGTCGCGCTTCAGGGGCCGGAGTTCCTGGTGTGCCTGCTCCTCGTCGACGGCGCACCGGCCGAACAGGGAGCCCTCGGCGCAACCGTCGGCGTCGAAGAGGACCCAGTGGCAGTCCGCGAGCGGTACGGTCCGCCCGTCGAGGTTCACCATCAGGTCAGGCATCCGGACCACCGCTTTCGTCCTCGCGCTTCCACTGCTCCTCGCGTTCGCGCAGGCGGCACTGGACGTCGAAGGCGCCTTCGTGGTCACGGTCCTGTTCGCACTGGGCAATCAGCTCCGTGTAGCTCTGGCGGATCTCTGCGCGCTCCGCCTCAACAGCCGGGCGCTCCAGCTCGCGAACACGGGCCGCCAGCCGCGCGTTCTCGTTCTCCAGCTCGACGGCGATGCGCCGGGCCTGCTCTGACTGGGCAGCCAGCTCGTAGGCCATGCCTCGGAGCTGCTTCACGTCCGAGTCAAGCTGATCAGGCGTCAGGCCCTTCAGCGGCGGCGTGTTCCAGGTGTAGCGGCAGCCGTCGACGGTTGCTGTGTGACTCCAGCTGAACCGGTGGCCGTACTGCTGGGTGCAGCGCACGTGGGGCTGGTGGCTGTGCTGGTCGTTGCAGTGGCCGCCCGGAGGGGGAATCTCTAGGTCGTGCCACGCGCCGTGGTGCAGTTCCTCGGTGGCGTAGACGCCCATGCTGCGGCGGTAGCGCATCCGGTTACCGGTCTGCGGGTGCCAGGCTTCGTGCCAGTTCTCGCGGTGCGAGGCAGGCAGTACGCACTGCACCGGAAGGTTCCAGTGGACAGAGATGCAACGGCTCTTGTCGGACCGGTCGGGCTTGATCTCAGGCATTGCGCGCCTCCAGCTCGTTCACCCGCTGCTGGACGCGGCCGAGGTTGGCGGCGAACACCTGCTCGGGGTTGTCGACGACGGAGGCGAGTGCCGTCGCCGCCGTGATCATCACGTCGCACAGTTCGTCGGCGATGTCCTCAAGGCTGTGGGTGACGCCCTTACGGGGGTTCTGGCCGGTCATGCCGATGACCGCCTTGGCGACCTCCCCCGTCTCCTCGGTGACCTTCAGGATGCGGAGGGTCTTCTCGTGCTCGTCGCGGCCGTTCGACTCGTCCAGCCACGCCACGAAGCCCCGGATCGCCGGCCACATGTCCGCCAGTTCCGCCGCGTCGTCCTCGACGGAGTCCTGGCAGTCGGGGCACAGCCCGGTGATGCGCCACTCGGTTTCGTACTGGCGGGCCTCGTCCTCGTTCCAGAAGACGCGCGCCTCGCCATTCTCCGAGATCAGCGGCTTGCCGCAGCCGATCGGCGGCTTCAGACAGCGGCCCTCACGCACCGCGTCAGCGGGCAGGTCGCCACCGGAGAGGGCGGCCAGGGCTTCGGAAATGGTCGTCATGGCTCAGTCCTCGTCGCAGTAGTCGTGGGTGTGGACGTGGCGGGATGTGTGCTTCTTCGGCTTCGCCTTGGACTTGGCGGCCTTGCCGCGGCTGCCGCTGCGGGTGCCGGGGCCGGGCTTCAGCGGTACGGACACCGCCACCGGGGCCATGGACCGGTCATCGCAGTCGTCGTCCCGGTCGGTGCACGCGGTCAGCCCGGAGGCGAGCAGCAGGAGCGCGGCGGCGATCGTTGCGGTACGGCGCATCACGCGGCCACCTGCTTCCGGGCGGCGTCGTACAGGTCGATGCCGCGGCGGATCGCGCGGCAGCAGTGCAGGAAGCCCGGCGTGTAGTCGCTGAAGTCCCACTCCGAGAGGTCACCGAAGTCCCAGCCGCCGAAGCGGAAGTCCGCCAACGCCGCCCGGGCGCCCGCCTCGTGGCTGATGTCGCCCAGTTCGAAGATCTCGCGGGTGACCTCGGCGCCGATGCCGCGCGGGGCCTCACCCTCGCGGATGGAGTGGACGACGTACCGCTTGACCTGCTGCTCGAACAGGTCCGGGTCGAAGCCCTCGACCTCGTCGCGGCCGGTGCGGACCTTCTCCGACCAGTAGCCGGGGTTGATTTCGCCGCTGAAGGCGGTGCGGCGGAACAGATCGAACATGTCCGGCGTGGCGTTGATGTCGAAGTGGAAGACCCAGCCCGCCTTGACGACGAGGTTGTACGGCCACGCGATCAGCTCGAAGGGGACGATGTGGCCCTGCTCCGGGCTGGCGAACCGCAGGTGCCGGTACAGCCCCTCCTCGTGCAGGACGGTCATCTCATGCCGGGCCGTGTCGCGGGCGAACCGCGCGGCGATGTCGGGATACTCGGTCACTGGTTCCCCCTCGGGTGTCGCGGCCCGTATTCCAGCCGCCAGTTGGTGTGGTCGGTCTGCTGCTGCTCGACGCTCAGCCGGGCCCCGGCGAGCTGGTCTTCCAGGTCGGTGATGCGGTGCATCAGCAGGGCCAGGAGCAGGAAGTCGACGACGGCGATCTGCGGGGCGGTCACGCGGCACCGCCGTTCGCGAGCGCCAGGAGCACCGCGGCGTGGCAGTGGTCGGGCTGGCCCGGCTCCGGCAACGGGCACCAGCACATGAGGTCCCGGCCGGCCAGCTCGGCGCGCGCTGCGTCAGCGAGTGAGGGCCGCTGCTCGAGCCAGTCGCGGAACATGGCGACGGCCTGCTCGCGGGTGGCGTTCTTCACCAGGTGCGAGGTGGTGGTCCCGTCGGGGTGGCGGAAGCCGTGATGCTGGCCGGATGTCTTGCCGAGGCGGGGCTCGCGCTCCCACTCGGAGCCGTCGAGGGCGGGCATGCGGATCTGGGTGCAGGGGTTGCCCCACTTGCTGCCGCGGCCGACGTAGACCGCGCCTTCAGGCTTCCGCCAGCCTTTGGTGCGGCGGCGCTGGATACGGACCGGGCTCACGCGGCCCTCACCTCCGCCATGGCCGGCACCCACAGCTGCACGACGGCCTCCGGCTCGGGGCGCGGTTCGCCGGGTTCGGGCTCCGGCCACGTGAACGTGATCGCGATGCGGGCCGGGTCATCGACGTCCAGCAGCCGCCACTTGCGGTGCTCACCCAGCCGCTTCAGCAACGCCATCGCGTCCTCGGGGCCGGCGGCGGCCAGCTCGGCGGCGAGCAGCGGCAGCCCGTCCGGCATCGCCCCCACCTGCCAGCCACGCGTCGCAGGGAAACGCTCATCGTCCTCGTGCAGGCCCCGGATGATGCAGGCCACCAGCGTCTCGACGCAGACCGGACCAGTCACGACGCCTCCTTCGGGTGCGGGATGCCGGGCAGCGGCACGGCCGTGTCGGGGTCGGCGTCGAGAAGGTGACGCTGTTCGGCGAGGCGCCCGTCGGTGACGTCGTGAGCCTGCTGCAGGCGGTCCAGCTCGATGGCCGCGAGGAACTTCGTGTACGCGGTGATCTGCTGAGTGAGGAACTTGATGTGCGCCACGGTCTGCTCAGCAAGGTCGTCCAAGGCCTCGATCGCGGGGCGCGGAGTTGTCGTCGCCATCACGCACCCCCGGCGCGGGCGAGGGCGGTGCTGGCGTCGCGCCGCGCCTGCTCCAGCAGTTCCGTCAGTTCGGTGACCCGCTCCTGTAGTGCGTCCCGCTCGGCTTCGACCTTCTCCGCCCGGTCCCGCCATCGCTTCTTGCCGTCCTGGTGCCACTGCACCGTGCGGTGTAGCTCCGGCAGCGTGCAGCGTTCCGTGAATGCGATGTCTTCCTGGCGAGCGGCCAGCTCGGACAGCAGGCGCCGCACCTCGGACATCGCCTCTCGCGCCATAGCGCGCAGTTCGACCGCCGTGGTGGCGCCGTCGTTGATCCGCTCGTCGATCTCGATCCGTCGGCCTGGGGGCAGTTCACGCACGCGACTCACCCGCCTCGGCCTCGTCGGCCATGCGGCGGAGCGCCTCGGCGGCAGCCCCGCCCTTGTACTTGTGCTCCGCCCGATCGAAGCTGCTGGCATCGGCGGGGAGAGCGTCCAGCACGTCGGCGGCCTCGCGCAGTACCTCGGCGCGGACGGCGGCGAGCTTCGCCCGCAGGTCCGTGAGCGTTCCGAGGGGCGCCGTGTCGGCCCGGCCGTACTCGTCGAGCAGATCGTCGCGGGCGCTCATGCCGCACCTCCTTCGGCGGCGTCGGCCCATTCACCGTGGATCCAGTCGTCCTGATCCAGAGCGGTGGCGGTGGCGGGCTCTCCTTGGCGGAAGAGGAACCCGACGGCTCGGACCTCGCCGTCAAAGGGACTTGGGGCGACTGCCAGGCACTGGAAGTGCCAACGACGACGCTGGTAGGTACGACCGGGGCTGAAGAACTCGTCGCGGGCGCTCATGCCGCACCTCGCACAACCAGCGGCTGCCGGGCGGGCACCGTCGCCAGCACCTTGTTGGCGCGGGCGATACGGGACTCCTGCACCGCGCGCGCCTCGGCGTACAGCGGGCCGCGAGCCAGCCCGTACCGGCGCACCGCGTCGGCCTGCACGCGCACCGCGTCCGCCACGTACTGCGGGAGGAGGCGGGCCTTGAGGACGATCACGGCGTCCGGGACGGGGATCGGGGTCAGCATCACGACTCACCGCCCTCGGCGCGAGCGTCGAGGAGAGCCTTGCTGGCAGCATCCGCCAGACGAGCCACGAGGTCGGAGGCATCGCGGTGTTCCTGCACGACCCAGTACATGGCGCCCGCCATGAGAAACCGTTCCGTGGACGGGCTCAGCCGACCGGCCTGCACCGCACGTTCGAAGTTGCTGACGACGAGTTCGGCGACCTCGTCAGTCCTGGCCCCGCCATGGCGCAGCATCGCCAGCAGCTCCTCACGGCGGCTCAAGCGCGGGTTCTGAGAAGATGTGGACACGGTCCACTCCTGTTCTTGAAGGTTCTGGTGGTGGATCCAGGCCCCGGCTGCCGGTGTGTGGAAGCCCGGCGGTTGGGGCCGCATACCGCTAAGCGGCGGCCTTGACGGGCCGGGCGGCGGTCTTCTTGCGCGGCCGGCGGACGATGCCCGGCTTGGCCGGGACGCGGTGCAGGCGGCGGATCTCGCGGCAGTCTTCGAGGCTGAACTTCAGGAACTTGCCGAGACGGGTGTGGGGCAGTCCGCCGTGGATGGCTCCATCACGCAGCCAGCGCTCGCCGCAGCCGATGATTTTTGCTGCCGGGCCGACGTTGAAGAGCGGCTCTTCTTCGTCGAGCCGAGCCCTGGCTGCCTCGATGAGCGCCGCCTCTTCGGCCGCAGCTGTGGGGGGTGTCTTGCTGGGCATGTCACCTCTTCTCTACGGGCTCCTCTAGCGCGAGGAGCTGGTCGTCGGTGGCGCCGAGGTAGTTGCGGAGCGGTGCGTAGGTGTCCGGTCTCATGCGCCGCCGGATGCCGGTCTCCAGCCGCTGGAGGTAGCTGCGGCTGATGCCTGCGGCACGGGCGGTCTCCCGGAGAGCGAGCCCCTGGCGCATGCGGATGGCTCGTATTGCCGCCCCGTTCACCTGGTAGGTGGCTGGGGGTGGTTCCATGAAGAGAATGTAGACGCTTCTTCTAGCTGTTTCTAGTAGTACGTAGTAGTAACTTGCACTCGGTGGCGCTGCGAGGTGAGGAGAGCGTCAAGAAACAGGACAGCTTGCCCCTGTTCCTAGCTGTTCCTGGCAGGTGCTGGAAGGATGGAAGCCATGGCCACCCCCCGAGACCGCGACGCGCTTCAGCGCCTCGCCAAGCTGGTCGCCGAGCGCCGCATCGAGCTCGACATGCACAAGATCGACGTAGCTCGCGCAGCCGGAACCACCATCACGACATACAGAAAGATCGAAGCCGCGGAGCCCGTTCGAGATGTCACCTACGGAAAAATCGAGCCCGTCCTGAGCTGGGCGCCCGGAACCTGCCGGGACATCCTCAACGGCTCCGCCGACGCGGCCACCGTGGAGCGCTCCCCCGTGCCCGGGTACGTCTATTCCCCTGTCACGACCGACGACCTCCAGAGCGACGTCGAGGACTCCGTCCAGGAGGCCCTCATCGCCGTGACGGACGGCTTGACATCCGCCGATATCCGCAAGATCAAGCAGAGGGCGATCGAGGAGCTCCGTCGGCGCGGGCGCCTGCCCACACCTGACGGCAATTGATCGCAACTGTCGTACAACCTTTGCGTTTTACCGTTTCGTTATCACCCGAGTCGCAGCTGTATCGCCCACCTCGGTCACAAGAACCGTTGAACATGACACCATCGGTGGTCACTTGGGAGGTTCCCTCATCCCGAACCAGGGGGGACCATGCACGAACCGATGGTGACGGCCGACCTGGGCGCTGGCTTCGTGGCACTGCGAGGCCGCGTGAACGGTAAGTTCGTATGCCTGGTGACGCCGGAAGTCATGGACGACGAGGAAAAGCGCAAGGCGGTCCGCGGCCTGATTGAGCGCCAAGGAGGTGACTGCACCTCCTGCCGCGGCTGCATTATAGGAATAAACGAGTAGAGCGCGGCTGGCCGTAGAGACGCCCGGCGGCAAGAGTGCCGTCGGGCCTCCGCGCATCACCCAGGGGGACGCCATGCCATACATCGAGTGGCGCGGGAACAAGTGCCGGGTCAGGTGGTGGGCCGGCGAGTATCTGGAGAACGGCAAGAAGAAGTACGAGTTCGCCTCCGGCTTCGATGACGGAGAGGTCGCGTACAACTACGGACTGGACCGTGAGTACGAGGTCCGCCACGGCAGGCACGTGGCCAAGAGCCGCGGTGACATGCTGATGAAGAAGTACAGCCTGGAACTGTGGCTGCCGGATCAGGACTTGCGTCCGGAATCCGTCAAGCGGTACCGCTCCATGCTCAATGCGCACATCAACAAGCAGTGGGGCTGGCGCCGCGTCGGCGAGATCGACACAGCGGACTACATCACCTGGAAGAACCAGCTCAACCGGAAGGTCGAGCGCGAGGAACTGGTCCGCACCTACGTCGACGACATCCTCATGGTCTTCGGCATGTTGATGATCGATGCCGTGCAGCGCTACAAGCTCCGCACGGACACCCCGGTTCCTCCCGCCACGCCACGCCGCGGCCGGTACGTCAAGAAGGTGCGCCGGAAGAAGCGCCCGCTGGCCATGGGTCCGGTCTACCAGCTGGCCGTGAACGCCTACACGGTGTGGGGGTTCACCGGCTGGACGTACATCTGGCACGCGGCCTTCCAGGGCATGCGCCCCGGCGAGATGTACGGGCTGCAGAAGACCTACACGGCACCTGCCTGGCCGCCCGGCGACCCCGACCCGGAGCAGCGTCGGGAGTCGATCGAGCGGTACGGGACAACGCCCGCTACCCGGGTGCAGTACCAGCATCAGTGGGTGGACGGGAAGAAGGCGCTCACCGCCCCGAAGTACGACTCCCACCGCACCCTCGTGCAGGCGCCCTTTCTGACGGCCATGCACGCCGCACTCGCCGCGTCGCACGCCTCGCCGTGGACGTTTCCGGCGATGAACGGCGGGGACCTCCTCGGGGCCCGCTTCGACCGGGACTACTGGAAGCCGATCCGTGATGGCTCTCCGGCCCGCGAGTCCCGGAGAGACTTCCTGCGGCCGGCCATTCCGCCGGTGGAGGAGTTCTCGGTGGGCGAGTGGCCGATCTACCGGCTGCGGCACTGGATGAAGGAGTGCCTGGAAGAGGAGGGCCACTCCGACACCGCGATCGAGACGCGCATGGGGCATGAGATCGCCGGAGTCCGGGGCCTGTACGGCAACCTGACACTGAAGATGGAGCAGGACATCATTGAGTCGCAGCAAGAGCGGTGGGACACCTTCCACCAGGCCGCTGGGGGGCTCTGGATGCCTCCGTTTCCCAGTCCTCTCCCAGTTGACCAAGAAGTGGCGAAATTGATCCGCCAGTTCTCCGGCGAATGGGAAATGACGGCGATGGGCGAATTCGTCGACTCCCGCACCGTCCGCGGCATGGTCAAGCCCGGGGGCGCGGCGCTCTGACCTCACCGGAGGCGGCACCCCGCGAACGGGTGCCGCCCCTCCGCCGCCTCTCCCGCTTCTCCTCACACCCCGCACACAGCCCAACATCGGCTCCGCCCCCACTGGCCGTGTGCACGGTCCCGATCACAGTCACGTTCCGTACCCTGCCGCAGTCCGCGCAGCCGATCACCGTACGGCCTCCACCGCGATGACCGCCGCCCGCAGAGCCACCGCACTCGTGGCCAGCGCCCCGGCCTCCGGCCGCACACGCCACCGCAGCCGCTCGTTGCACATCGCCAGCCCCGGCACGTACAGAGCCGTCCCCACGCCCGCGTCCCGCCACAAGGGCAATCGCACCCCACCAGCCGTACCGGCGGGCACCAGCCAGCACATCCCGGCCGGCCGCCGATGATCCTCGATCACCACCCCGGACCTCTCCCCCAACCACCCCACCACCCGCTCCCCAACCGGCAGCGAAAGCCACACCACGTCCAGACCGAGCACGGCCACGTCACGGACGACACGCAGGCCGGCTCCGCGGGGGATCCAGTCGGGAAGAGGAGAAGGAGGCAGGTACGCGGTACCCGCCGATCGCTGTGCTCGGGTCGCGCTGGGCGACATGCTGAACGTGGTCAT